AATGTTCATCAGTTAATCTGTTCCGGAACCGGTGTCACAGAAGCCTTCACTCTTACTGGCTGGACAACGGATATTGATCACTTTGTTCAGGTGACAGTGGAACCGGGGAGTCGCCATAACGGGACTCCTGGTACCGGTTTTAAGATAACAACCAATACAAACTGGACCGGGGCTTTACGCGTAAATCAACCCTATATTGTTCTGGAATGGCTTGAGGTAGTTAATACCGCGCCGACCTCGGCCCGGAGTCTCTGGATATTTGACACCGGTTGTATTTTACTTGGGTGCATCGGCAGCACCCCTAATTCGAATATATCGGGTTTTCGTCTTGATGGATCTGTTGGCGGTGAAAAAAGCTATGCCATCAGTTGTTTATCTCATGGCAATAATTTATCAGGATTCGTAGCACCAAACTGGATTTCTCCTGAATTTTATAACTGTACCTCGGTTAATAATGGTAGCGCGGGGTATGAAAAAGAAGGGATTAACAAAAGTGCGAAGCTGATTAATTGCGTGGCTTTTAATGATATTGGTGCAGATTATTTAAGTTCTGTCGCATGGACAACCGGAACGGATTATAACGCTTCTGAGGATTTAACCGCACCGGGGACAACGATTGTCACGGGAGTCGTCGCCGGTGACTTCACCAATACAGCCGCGAATGATTATTCAATTTCCGGGACGACGTCGAATCTCTATGCCGCCGGGCGCAGTATCGAACCTGAATTACTGGTTTTGGACCGGACATATTATACCGTTCCCCGGCTTGATCTTGCAGGGAATCCTCTGACGACTGACATCGGGGCATTTGCTTATGTAGCGAATACAATAATTCCTTATATAGCTGGTTTATCAGTAGCTGTAATCCCATTTATAACAAATAATATAAATATAATAACTCAATTAAATTATGTAGCTAATTTATCAACTAAATCTATAATAACATCATCACAAAATATAAATATAATAAGTAATGTTGATTTTATTGCTGTACTTAATACTAAAAATATTAATATTATTACAAATAATATTAATGTATCAGCATATACTGATTATAATGCTAGTCTCTCCATAAATAATATTAATTTCATTTCCAATAATATAAATGTAAATGCTTATGTAGATTATTTAGTTAATTTACCTACAATTAATATTAGTCTCATTTCTAATAATTTAGATGTTACCGCTCTAACAAATTATACAGTGAATTTCTCAACACCTATTGTAAATACTACTTCATATACTTTTGATATTATAACTATAATTTCTTATATAGTTAGCTTGCAATCTGCTACCGTCAGTGTTCAAAGTAATACTTTGGAGGTGATAGCCTATACAGACTACCTTTCAGCACTGAGCACGGTTTCCATTGGCACCCAACCATCAAATATAGGTGTAAATGCTTATATTGACTTCAATGTTTCTCTGAATACGACAAGTATAAACTATATTACTCAAAATATAGGTGTTAATGCTTATATTGACTCATTAATAGAATTATCATCTGCTAATATGAATATTGTTAATTATGGTTTTAATCTAACGAGTACAACAAATTATATAGTTGACCTATCATCACCTAATATTAAAGTAACTAAAATTAATTTTAATATTACAGGGGTATTCCCAATTACTATGCCAATATATATGAATATTTCAGGATTAGTAAATATTAATTCTGGGGGGATTATAAAAATAAATAAATAAAGAAAGAAATATTATAATTTAATATTTAAATTATAGTTCCTTGTAAAATATTTATATTAGTAAACCATGTATGTTTACCATTATCATTTACTTGTATTTCTAATAAATTACTACCATAATTTTTAATTAGAATAGTTTGAGCACTGGTAAAACTAACCATAATTAAACTACTAGCCCAATTAGAACCTATATTGGTTTCAAGTACAGGTATTGGAGGTATTAATATTAATCGTTTATCTTTTGAAATTATAGATGCTCTAACTATTGCTAAATTACTAATAGTAAAACTAGTAGTATCCTTAGTTAATTGTACAGGAAAAGTAATATCATCCCCTGTAGTTAATTCTGCTATATGACTCATTCTGTATTACCTCTTTGTGCATCTAATCTATTAGCTCTATCAGATATTACAGCCATTGATTTATCCATACTATTCATACTTTTTGACATATCTTGCATTACTATAGTTAAAGCTGATATATCTTTTGTTATTGGTTCAAGTTGATTTTTTACTATATGATCTACATCATTTCTATGCATTACACCACTTGTTCTAACAAATAACTTATTAATATCTTCTTTAAGTTTAGCACAATTCATACTATTTTCCTTTACAAAGCTATCATATACTTTCTCATGTTTTACTAAATCTGATTTTAACCATTTTAACGTTATTACATTACCTACTATAATAGTTATACCCGTTATTAGCAACTCTAAAGGAAAATCCAATGTTACTCTCCTGAATATATTTTAAATATATATAAATGATATAGTATAATTTATATAAATTATACTATAAAATAAAATAATTGATTATTTTTATATAGTAAGTATATACTATAAACATGTATAACTATATGTATAACTATTTGAAAGTATCATATGAGCAATGTACTCACAAGGGAACAATTCATTAGAGTTCTTCCTAAAAAAATGAAAAAGAATATAAACCAGGAATTAATTAATAGTATTAACAGTATTATAGCTGATCCCATAGTAAAAGAAGCTTATAGAGATAATTTACTTAGTTATACTGGTATTATGGCTAATGGCAGATTTAAACTAGATAGTTATATTGATGCTGTTAGATATGTAAGTTTTAGATTAATGGGAGCAACTAATATTGTTGCTTATACTAAAACATTTCCTGATAGGTATCAAAGATTAGCTAATAATAATACATCACAAAAAGATATAGCTTCACTTGTTACAGCATATAATAAAAATAAACTAGTAAATCTTATATATGAACAAACTCTTATTCCATCACATATTCTTAATGCTGATTTGTATCAAAAAGCATTAAATACCCAAGCAGACCTTATGATTAATGCTAATAGCGAAAAAGTTAGAACTGATGCTGCTAACAGTTTACTTACTCATTTAAAAATACCTGAAACCCAAAAAATAGAATTAGATATAGGTATTAAAGAAGATAAATCTATAAATGATTTAAGAGAAGCTACTATGAAATTAGTTAAACAACAAAGATTAATGATAGAATGTGGTGCTATGGCTACTGAAGAAATAGCGCATAGCAAAATACATATAAATGATATTATTGAAGTTGAATTTAGTACAGAAGAATAATATGAATCAATATGAAGATAATATAAAACAACATACTGTTGAGTATTATATAAATAATGTATCTTATGAAAAAGATAAAAATTATATTCCTAGTAATTTTGGTCTAGAATTTGTTAATTTTATTAAATTAGTTAATGGAGATGTTGGGGAAGAAAATTTAACACCCGTATTACACTATAAAATGTTAGATCAAGTTAGCGGACAAAAAAGAAATATAGCTAATATGTTATTTAGAGGAGCTGGTAAAACTGCGTTATTAGCTGAATATTTATTTTTATTTATAGGAGTTTATGGAAAAATACCCGATTTTGGTAAAATAGATTTAGCATTATACGTTTCAGATAGTATTGAAAATGGTGTTAAGAATATGCGTAAAAATTTAGAACATAGATGGGAAAATAGTGATTTTTTAAAAAAATATATTCCTAATATTAGATTTACAGATGTAAGATGGGAATTTAGTAATATTGATGGTAATGTGTTTGTAGTTAGAGGTTATGGTGCTAGAACTGGTGTACGTGGTGCTAAAGAAATGGGAGTAAGACCTGTACTTGCTGTATTAGATGATTTAGTTTCAGATGAAGATGCAAGATCAGCTACTGTTATAGCTTCAATAGAAGATACAGTTTATAAAGCTATTGAATATGCATTACATCCTACAAAATCAAAAGTAATATGGTCAGGTACACCTTTTAATTCCAGAGACCCATTATATAAAGCTATAGAATCTGGAGCATGGCATGTTAATGTTTATCCTGTATGTGAACATTTTCCTTGTACTAAAGAGGAATTCAAAGGGGCATGGATAGATAGATTTACTTATGATTATGTAAAAAGTAAATATGATAAAGCTTTAAAAGCAGGTAAAATTAACACTTTTAATCAAGAATTAATGCTTAGAATTATGTCTGATGAAGACAGACTTATTCAAGATGAAGATATTACTTGGTATAAAAGAGATAACGTACTTAATAATAAAGATTTATTTAATTTTTATATTACTACTGATTTTGCCACTAGTGAAAGAAATTCAGCAGATTTTAGTGTAATATCAGTATGGGCGTATAATAATAATGGTGATTGGTTATGGGTTGATGGAATATGTGCTAAACAAAATATGAGTAAAAATATAAATGATTTATTTAGATTATCCCAATTATATAATCCTCAACAAGTTGGTATAGAAATATCAGGACAACAGGGAGGTTTTATTTCTTGGATTCAAAATGAAATGATGAATAGAAATATATATTTTTCATTAGCTAGCGACAATAATAATAATAAACCAGGAGTTAGACCTAATACCAATAAAATGGTAAGATTCAATATTATGGTTCCTTTATTTAAATTAAATAAAATTTATTTTCCTGCCGAAAAGAAAAATAGTATTCCTATTAAAGAAGTTATGGATGAATTAAGATTAGCTGCTACTAATGGATTCAGAAGTAAGCATGATGATTTTATAGATACTATTTCTATGTTAGGGGTATTAACGCCTTGGAAACCAACACAAGTTGGTATTTTAGCTAAAGATAAAAAATATAATATTTGGGAACTGGAAGATAATAATACAGAAATAAGTGACTTAAACTCATATATAGTATAAACTTTATTATTATATAATTATTTATACAGGATATTACTATGCTTTTATCAGAGTTATTTGAACAATTAAGTCATGGAGAATTATCGAATCTTAGTATAGGTAATAGTAATGGTTCAGGTATTTTACCTAAAGATTATCCTTCTATAATTGCTCATATAAATTTAGGACTTACAGCTTTACATAAAATATTCCCATTAAAAATGGTTGAAGCTATAATTCAAGAATATAATCAAATAAATATATATTTTTTAGATAAGAAATATGCTGTTAATGGAGGTTCATCTGAACCAATAAAATATCTAATTGATACTACCACTAATCCTTTTATAAATAATATATTTAAAGTTGAACGTGTATATAATGAATTAGGCAAAGAAATACCCTTGAATAATTCTAATGATTTAACTTCTATTTTTACTCCCACATATAATTCTATACAAATACCTAATCCAGTAAACACTAATACAATTAGTGTTATATGTAGAGCAAACCACAATATTATAAATCCAATTACAGTAAATCCTTCTATAGAAGAAATTAAAATACCTGCCAGTTTATTAGAACCTTTATTATTTTATGTAGCTTCTAGAGCTTATGCGTCAGTACCAATGATTGATGGAGTTAATCAAAGTGCAGGTTATTTAAATAAATTTGAAGCAAGTATTCAAAGAGTTAAAAATTTAGATTTAGTAAATGATGCTCAAAGAACTAATCAAAAATTATGGAATAATAGATGGCCTTAAAAAACTCTTTAAATAAAACATCAAAAGTAGGTGGTGTAGAAGAGTTTATAAATACATCATATGATAATGTAAAAAAAGTAGCAGATAATTTACAAGCTTTATTAGCTTTAAATACTATTTTTGAAAACTCTAATGGTATTTACCTTGGAGAATTTATATCTCATCCTTTAGTAAGAATTGATGGATCACCTTTACAATTTGGTGATAATTACCTTAATACTAATACCAATTTATTATATATATATACAAGTACTGGATGGATATTTCATGCTATATTTTATACTCAATCTGCATTAAATAATGCAGTTAGTTCTGGGCCTTTTAATATATGGGTTGCTTATGCTGATGATGCTTTAGGAACTGGTATAACTACTAACCCTATTAATAAAAGTTATATTGGTTTAGCTAATAATCAAACTACAAATATAGTAAATACATCAAACCCAAGCGTTTTTAACTGGTCATTAATGCGTGGAACTCCAGGTTTAGATGGTGTAGTAGGTTCTAATGGTACTAATGGTATTCCAGGACTTAATGCTTATATTCATCAAGCATACGCTGATTCAGCTAATGGAGCTACAAATTTTAATTTTACTACTGGTAAATATATTGGAATACTAACTAATAATACATCTACAGTTTCAAATTTATATAGTGACTATACATGGAATATTCTACAAGGAACAGGTACTCAAGGCTTACCTGGTTTAGTAGATATTCAATTACCTACTGTACCAACTAATCTACAAGCGTTTGTAAATCAAAATACAGTTAGGTTGACATGGGATACCCCACCTTATTCAGGACATTGGTACACTAAAGTATATAGAGTATTATGGGATGGGTCTAACTTAGTTAATTTTAGTGAAACTTTTCTAGTAGCAGAAGCAGGAGCTGATTTTATTGATGTTGGTTTATTATCTAATCAAAACTATTTATATTGGGCTAGACATGTAAATTTAAATTCAGTAGCATCTGTTCTTGCTAACAGTGGTGCAGGATTACAAGTAATTACTCTTACCTCTCTTATAGATACATTTAATTGGGTAGATACTGCCCATCTTAAAGCAGCTATAAGAACTAGATTAGATAATATAGATACTACTTTAATTGATGGAAAATTTGGATTATTAGGTGCTCATGTAGCATTAAAAACTTCACATGATTTACTTAATATAAGTCAAAATAATTTATCGAATACTGTAGGTGATGTTAATTCAGGATTAATTAAAGCTCATAATGATTTACAGATAGCTCATAATTTATTAAGTACAATTGTTGGGGATAATGTTGGTGGTTTAGTACAATTATCTAATAGTTACGGCACTAGAATAACTACAGTAGAAACAAATTCTACCACTAATATAACTAGATTATCTTTACTTGAAGCTAGTACAAAACCTTTAATAGATTCATGGGCAGGACCAGCAGTTACTTTAGCTCAGAATGAAAATTTAACTACTGCTACTTTTAATATTACTCTAAATGCTACACAAGATACTCAAGGATTACTTTTATTACAAATAACTAATGGTAATTTAGGTTTTCATGTAGCATTTAATGGAGTTGAAATAACAGAAATAACAGGATTTATAGGAGCATCCGCTACTATTGCATGGTATAATTTTGCTGTTGATGTAATATATGATGAAATTAATTCTACTGGTTTAAATATTATAAAAGTATGGTCTGATGATTTTGACCAACCTATAATTAATAAAATAGAATTAAGAAAAGGATTAGGTGGAGCATATAGTAGAATAGCTAGTTTAGACAATTTAACTAGTACACAAGCTGTTAAATTATCTTCTTTAGGTGTTTGGGGAGGAACTTCATATTCAACTATAGATTCTCTATTAAGTGCTAAAGCAGATCACACTACAAAATTAAATTCATTAGGAACATTTACAGGTAATTCATTTTCTGTAATTGATAATTTAAACCAAACAGATATAAATAATGCCAGTGCTATTACAGCTTTAACTACTACAGTTAATACTGCTAATGTTAATTTAATGATTAATTTTAATTTTGAAGGTACAAATATTAGTCATCTTGTTACTGGAGTTATTGATACTGTTATTTTTGAAAGTGGATTAAAATCATTAAAAATATCTACGGGGAATCAATTTGCAGAAATATGGATACAAGAAACTATAGATGGATTCTCTAGTTTTACTGCTGGACAAGCTTATACAATAGGTTTCTGGGGTAGAAACTCTGATAGTAATCCTAGAACATTTGGTTACCCTGACAGTGGATCAGGATATGGTAGTATAACTATACCAGCTAATTCCATTACATGGACATGGTACACAACAACTTTTATAGTACCTCTTGGATTTACTACTAAAACTGATATAAATGGTATTAGTTATTGGCCTTTTGAATTATTATCTTCAACTATTGCATGGGTAGGCCAAGTTAATTTAGATCGTGTTGTATTAATAAGAGGCAATCAAACACTTAATGGTTCAGAAACATTTACTACTAATGAAGCAGCAGCAGCTTCTGCATCTGCCATTGATGCTTTAAATACAAAAGTAAATACTGTAAATGGAATTCTTACTCCTTTAGCCAGTCATACAGCAAGTCTTGGTACATGGACTGGTACTGGTTATGCTTTAATAGAAACTCATAGTTTTAGTTTAGGAGGATTACAAGCGCAGAAAACTATTAAAATAGATGTTAATGGTAATATAGCTGGTTACGGTTTAGCTACCACTACAAGTGATTCTGGCAATATAACCAGTGCATTTACTGTATTAGCTAATCAATTTAGTATAGCTAATCCTACTATAAGTAATCCTTTAGGATTTTCAACCCCATTTCTTGTATCAGGTGGTGTTGTAACAATGGATACTGCTTTTATACAAAATCTTACTGCTTCTAAAATAACAGGAGGCACAATAGGTGCTAATGATATATTTATAGGAAGTAATAATTTAGCTATAAGAGGAGCTAAGTTTGGTGTTGGTAAAGGTTCTATAGTAGCTAACGATGGTATTAATGATATACTTACATTAGGATTTATTGATTCAACTAACATTGGATTATTAATTAAAGATAATACTGGTAGCACAGTATTTAAATCTTCTGTAGATACAGCTAGTGTTATAAGAAATACATCACAACAATGGGTTGATATAGGAGGTATTGGTAAACCTATCGATAATGCTGATGTAACTGCAAATAATACTGCTGCTAATATAGCAGGACAAGGAGCACTTGCTACACAAAATAATATTGCACTTACTACACAAGTAACAGGTTTTCTTAATTCAGCAAATGCAGACGCAGGATTAATTAATTCAAATATATTTCTTTTAGCTAACGGAACTTTAACAGGTGCTGGTGGTGGAATTATTAATGCATTGAATCTTTTAAACGGACCAGCAGTACCCGGAGCTGATGTTTCAGGTACTCTTTCCATCGTCGGCTCCACTGGAATGACCCTAGTCGGAAATACAGTTGAGAAGACAGGGGGCGTAACTGCTGTATGGGATGAGCAGGTTTATTCTACAAACCCCTTTACAGGTGGTGCTGTCGTGTCGTTCAAAGCGGCACAGGATAATAAAGGTTTGATGCTGGCGCTTAATACCGATCCTTTATTCGATGCTAGCTTTACTTCACTCGATTATGCTTTCTTCTTAACCACAGCAGCGGCAGTTATAATTTATGAGAACGGCTCTAGTGTAGGGAATTTCGGGGCTTATAATACCCTCACTGAATTCTCAATTATCTATGACGGTTATAATGTAAAATATTATAAAGATGGGATCGCTGTAAGGACAGTAACTGCTGGGATAGGTAAAATATTTTACCTTGATAGCAGTTTCAGTGACATAGGGGCAAAAGTAACACACATTCAATTTTTACCTTATAGTCCCTCAGACTGGAACGCATTTGATAGTCGCCCCCTCGAACTCACCGATGGTCGTGTGGCTGCGGGGCTTAGTTCGCTCGGTTTCCTTGATTTTTCAAGAACACATATTAACAAATCTCTAGCCAACGTTGATCTTGCCCAAAATACAAAGCTCACGGGGATAGCTCCCTTAGCTACAGTTGGAGCCACAGTTGGAACAAATATATTAAATGCTGACGGGACTAATTTGAATCAAGCAGCTTTATCCGCTGGCAGTATTTATGTATTTGAGAGGGAAAAGACCTATAGTCTATCCGCTAATGATGGGCAGTCCATTACAGACACGGCGGCAACTATAGGAAAGGCACTGCAAATATGGTCCGGATGGACGGCTAATGTAACTCTTAGTAATTCCACCTTATCCAATATTGATCTGTCTTTGGTCATAGGAAAAAAATATCGTATTCTTATACGCGCGAGATCAGTTGGCTCGATTAATTTATCTAATATGACTTTTGGGATTTATAATGCCACTCAATTAAATTTTCCGATAAGTACCAATTTCGTAGGGAAAGGCTTATCTGTCCCATATCAAGTGTTTGATATGGGGATATTTATTTCAGATTGGCTATCCACAGATATGGTGATAACTTACTTTATAAACAATGATCTGAATGTCGGGCATAGTGCTGCAAATTCATTTGTTATTGACTGGATTCATTTTCAAGAGGTTGACGCCTCTGTTGGGGCCACTGTTGGGGCCAGGCAGGGAACAAACCTATTCAAGTCTGATGGCACTTCCGCCTATACAACAGGAGAGATTGAAAACAGTAGAATAGCCCTCGATGCAAACGGTGTCCCAATCAACACCGGCATCACAGTTCCTGTTGAAAATGCTCATACCACACCAGCAGATATTGGATATACCGGTGCATTAAATGCAAATTACATCACAAATTCTAATCAATTAATTGATGGTGCAAATTGGGGTGGGACAGCTACATGGGCAACAGTAATAAATAGACCAACTAACTTAGCAGGGTTAGATAGCCCAGCTAGTGTAAAATTAGGATTAATTTATACCGGAGTTGGTGCATTTTCTACTTTAGTTGGAACAATGAATGCTACTAATATTTCTACTTATATAACTGGAGCAGCTATAGGCACAGCTTTAATTAAAAATGCAGCTATTACAAATGCTTTGATTGCAGATGCTGCGATTAGTAATGCTAAAATACTTGATGGAACTATACTTAGTGCTAAAATAGGAGTAGCTCAAATATTAGCTGCTAATATTGGCTTACTTCAAGTAACTAATGCACATATTGCAAATCTTACTGTTGATACTCTTCAGATTAAAGATGGAGCAATTACAACTCCAACGCAAGTACTTACTCCTTCAACTCAAGTTACTGCTAAGACAGGTGCCATTTATCCAGTTTGGTCAGTTAACAGTGCCTATAACACTGGAGCTAAAGTTAATTATAACAATAATGCCTATATAGCTCAGACATTTATAAATTCAGGTGGTTCTGATCCAGCCGCTGGTGGAGCTTGGTCATTTTTATCTACTTACCCTATTTCTGATGATCCCTTCCAAGCCATGTCACCTATTACAAGTGCGTTCCTCGCTAACACAGCTAGTGAGATTTTTGTCTCTATTGACTCTACAGCGAATTACAAATGGGATATTATTATTACTGATAACTCCGATGTGTTTATTGAAACATTGGGTTCAGGCTTAGGAAGCGTGGGGAGACTGAACCTTTTTTTTGCGAAGATATATTCATTGGCTATTACACGAAAAGTTAAATTTCGGGCATTATCTATATTTGGGGAAATAAACGCCTTCCTAACTACTGATATAATTTTACTCCAATGGAAAAAATAAAATGATTGAAGGAACGCTATATAATAACAAAACAGGCGAAGCAATATCTAGTTACCACGTCAGTGATCAAGGGCAATTAGCGGCTCAAGTATCTTCGGCAGATCATTCTATGCTTATTAGCCCAGTGGCTGATAATGAGTATGTTGACCTTGCTACTACAACTGTAAAAGTAAAAGTTCCTTTCATAATTACAGCAGATAAAACTGATATATTAAATGATGGGACTGATGCTGCTACACTAACCCTACCGGACCCCTGCTGGATAGAAATCCATAATGTTTTAATACAGGTAACTGGTGGCAGTCATACAATTACTTCTGCTGTTCCCGACATGATAGCAGTGGAATTGAAGGGAGCTTATAGTGGAACTATTATTATTGTATCCCACAGTTTAGTTTCTGCTAAAACTAGCAAAGCAACTGAAATTCAAAACAATTATCTCATTGCCCTGCACAGTGGATTTACCTATGCAGGCAATACCTATGACAGTGATGAAACCAGCATGAATATGATTTCTGGTGCAGCAGGAGAAGCAGCAAGATCAGGTGTGCCTGCAGGATTTGTATGGAAAACACAGAATAATCAACTAATCCCAATGAGCAAGGCTAATTTGAACGGATTAGCTGCTGCGATGTTCGCGCATATTAATACTTCATTTGGGGTCAAGGAAACTAAAAAGGCTCAGCTTGCCAGCCTAACCCTGTTGGCGGATGTTTTAAATTTTAACACTACGATTGAATAAAATAATGAATAAAATTATAACATGGCTTGAACACAAAGCTTTAAATCATGCTGCTATAGTATTATTAAGTATGTACCCATTTATTAAATTCAATGAACTGATTGGATCAAATGAGTGGGCAGCAGCTTTTATGTTAATATTTATATATTATTCCAGAGAAGTTACATCAGCTCAAAAATCAGGTAGAGATGTAAAAGCATTCTGGCCGGGTAATTGGCCTACTAATCATGATAAGCTGCAAACTCTTTATTTAAGTATTGTAGCTCTATTATGGGCCTTCATATATAGCTTGATGCTTTAAGCTCTCTGTGATAGAGTTTGAGCCAAGTCCACAGTCGGAAAACATTAATAATACATAACCAATATAGAAAGAGTATATAAAATGAATCAAGATAATAATAATGATATTATGCAAGCTAATGCAAATACAACAAATTCACAAAGTAGAGCTTTTGAATTAATATCTCAAATTTCATATGAAAGAGATAATTATAAAGAAACTATTCTACAATATGAAAAGGTTATGAAAAGTTTAGCTACTATATTAAATATTGAAGATAATACTCCTCAAGCTATTTCTAGTGAAATACAAAAACTTAAATCATCACAATTATCAATGAATTTAAATAATGTAGAGTAATACAATTATGTTTAAATATATTAAACAAATATGTAAATCATGGACTATTAATTTTGGTTTACTATTACAAGTAGTAGCAATATTACAAACATATATTAATGGATTAGGTAATCCTGAACTTACAGCAGGTATAGGTATTATAGTAATATTATTAAGGTTTAAAACAACTAAAGCGGTGCATGAAAAATGAGTATTATATTAAGTTTTATAATGAGTCATATAAGTTCTATCCTACCTTCTATACTAGTAGTAGTAACTGGCTTATTTGCTATGATTAAAACCAATCAACTAAAAAATGAAAGAATTAAAAGTTCTTTAGTTACTAAAAAAGCTGAAGGTGAAAAGAAAAGAGCAGATATTGCTGTTAATGCAATTAAAATAATTAATAATAGTAATATTAAAACAAAGAAAGATATTAAAGATGCTATTAAAAAAGCTAAGCTTGATCGTACTGATTTCTTTAATTAATGGATGTACTTCTGCACCTATAGCAATACCTACTGTAATTCCAGTACAGAAAGCACCTGTACCTATATTACCTGCATTAACACCAGAACAAAAAAATTCTATTAGAGAAGATGTATTTATAATTTTAATACAAAGAGAATTACTCCTTAAAGAAGAAATAAAATTACAAGATAAATTAATAGATAATCATAATAATAGTAGTAATCCAACTATTGTTAAATAATTACTTTATTGAGATTACATATATCCCATGAACTATAAAATTTATCTTTAGTAGCAGCTCCGTATTTAGTATTATATATTCTTTTATAATATTTCCATATAGCTTCTTTATCAGTATGATAAGGAAGTTTTTCTTTATCCATAGAATATTTTAATCTAGCCATAGCGCAAGCATACATAGGACTAGTTATTAAATGATTTATTATTTTATTTATTGATTTAAGAGAATGTATGTCTAACATAAATTCTTTATTTTTTAATGCGTCACTATTAGTATTAATATCAGCACATGTATCTGGTTCCATTTGCCATATACCTTTAGCTGGCCCATATACTTGAGATATATAATAACCACATCTACTTTCTATAGCAGCAGTAGCTAGTAATAACATAGAAGCATCCTTACTATTATAGTTACCATTCATATATATTAGTGTTGGTTTAATAATAAAATCTAATAATTGTTGGCTATCCATACAGTTATCCTATAAATAATTATTTACTTATACTTAATTATGTATAATAATAGTATAGTTATATTTAAAATAGATCAAGGTATTACTAATGGAAGCTATTACTGATTCAAATAATAATATTAATCAGAATAATTTCAGTAATGAAGAAGATAATTTAAATACAGTTCCAAAAAAATTAACTAATTGGGCTAATGAGCCAACTGTATTTAATTTTAAACAGGATTTAACAGATGCTTATTCAGATACTTATACTCATATAGATAAAATTGATAAATGGTTAGATTATTTAAATATAACTGGCAATGTTAGAGTAAAAAGAACTAAAAATAAATCTAGTATAATGCCTCAACTTATACGAAAACAAGCTGAATGGAGATATGCTTCATTAACAGAACCTTTTCTTAGTGCAAGAGATATATTTGATATTAATCCAGTTACATATGAAGATAAAAAAGCTGCTATACAAAATGCATTAGTTTTGAATAACCAATTTAATACTAAAATAGATAAAGTAAGATTTATTGATGATTATGTTAGAACTGTAGTAGATGAAGGTACTGTTATTGTTAGAGTTGGTTGGGAATATGAAGAAAAAGAAATAAATAAAGAAGTATCTGATTATAGATTTGATCCTATAAATAACCCTCAACAAATACAACAAATACAACAAGCTAGCCAATTATCTAATTCTGACCCAGCAACTTTTAACCAATTGCCTGATAATGTAAAAGAAAGTGTAAAAGCAAGTATATCTAATAATACACCTATTATAGCTACTCAAATTGGTTCACATATTGAAAAAGTTATTAAAGTAATTAAAAACTCTCCCACAATAGAAGTAGTAAATTATAGAAATATTAGTATTGACCCAACTGCTAAAGGAGATATAAATAAAACTGGATTTTTAAGTTATAGTTTTGAAAGTTCTTTATCAGCTTTAAAAAAAGATGGTAAATATCATAATTTAAATTTAATTAATACTGTTAATAATTCTATTCTAACTGTACCTAATCATACTAGCACTGATCAAAGTAATTTTAATTTTACTGATAAACCAAGGAGAAAATTTGTAGTATTTGAATATTGGGGAGAATGGGATATTGAAGGGGATGGGGAAGTAGAACCTATTGTTGCTTCATGGGTTGGAGATGTATTAATTAGATTAGAAAGAAATCCATTTCCAGATCAAAAAATACCTTTTGTTATAGCTCAATATTTACCTGTACGTAGGTCTATGTATGGTGAACCTGATGGTGCTTTACTTAAAGATAACCAGGAAATAGTAGGTGCTGTTACTAGAGGTATGATTGATACTATGGGTCGTAGTGCTAATGGACAAATGGCTATACGTAAAGATGCTTTAGATTTAACTAATAGAAGAAAATTTGATAAAGGGTTAGATTATGAATTTAATGCCGGAGTAGACCCAAGACAAGCTTTTTATATGCATACTTATCCTGAAATACCTCAATCAGCTCAATTTATGTTAAATTTACAAAATAATGAAGCTGAGAGTCTTACTGGAATTAAAGCATTTAGTTCTAGAGGTATTACAGGTAATGCACTTGGAGATAGTGTAGGAGGTATTAAAAGTGCTATGGATGCTGCTGCTAAAAGAGAATTTGGCATTCTTCGTAGATTAGCTAATGGCATTAAACAAATAGGTAGAAAAATAATTAGTATGAATGCTGAATTTTTATCCGATGTAGAAGTTATTAGAATAACTAATGAAGAATTTGTAAAAGTACGTAGAGATGATTTACCTGGTAATTTTGATTTAATACTATCCATAAGTACCCCAGAAGCTGATAATGAAAAAGCTTCAGAATTAGCTTTTATGCTACAAACTATAGGTCAAACAATGGGACCAGAGTTTAGTCAAATTATATTAAGTGATATAGCTAGATTAAGAAAAATGCCTGATCTTGCTAAACGTATTGAAAAATACCAACCTCAACCTGATCCATTAATTCAGGAAAAAGCTAAATTAGAAATAGAATTATTAAAAGCTAGAGTACAAGGTGAATATGCTAAAGCTCAAGAAAATGCTTCATTAGCTGAATTAAATAAAGCTAAAACTAGTAATACATCCAGTGATACTGATATGAAAGATTTAAATTTTGTAGAACAACAAACTGGTACTACACAAGAAAGAGCACTTCAAAAACAAGGAGAACAAGCTAGAAGTAATATACAATTAAAAATGGTTGAAAATAAATTAAACCAACATAAACCTAATTAATCTCTATTACTTAAATAAATAAGTAATGAGGACACAATATAGAAAGATTATAATTATGAATAATAATGATATTAAACAAATTGAAATTAGTATTGAAGAAGCTAATATTGCTGTAAAATTAGCTAAAGCTTTAGTACGTCTTGAAAAAAATAAAGATTTTAAACAAGTTATTACTGAAGCATATTTTAAAGAAGATGCACAAAGACTAGTATTACTTAAAGCTGCTCCCGCAGCACAAGAAGAACGTATTCAAAAAGCTATTGAAAGTGATATGAATGCTATTGGTTCATTATTTCAACATTTCCATAAAATTAAGCAATTAGGCTCAATGGCAGAAAAAGAGTTAATATCTGCTGAAGAAGAAAGATTAGAACTTATTGAGGAGGATGAATAGTATGGCTACCTCTGAAGAATTGAATGAAGAAGAAGTAAATGCTGAAAATAATAAAATAGATGAAAATAATGATACTACTACTTCTGAAGAACAACCTAATGCTTTAAATATGTCTGATGAAGATTTTAATAAACTTCCTTCAGTACTTGAATCTAATATGTCTACTAATGTTGAACCAGTAAATGAAGACACAGATAAGGATGTTAATGATGAGAATCAAGAAATTGATTCAGAAACAAAAACAGAAGAAGATAACGATAAAAAAGTATCTGAAGACATTGATGAAGAAAAAAATAAATCAGAAGAAACATTAGATACTGAAGATAAAAAACCTTCAGATGAAAATGCTGAAAAAGAATTTGATTATGAAGCTGAATATAAAAAAATATTAGCTCCATTTAAAGCTAATAATACAGAAATGCATGTAGAAAATGTAGAAGATGCTATTACCCTTATGAAAATGGGGGCTAACTACAATAAAAAAATGCGTGGATTAAAACCTCATATGAAAATTATTAAAATGCTTGATAATAATGATTTACTTGATGAGGATAAACTAAATTTCTTAATAGAACTGGATAAAAAAGACCCAGATGCTATTACTAAACTAATCAAGGATAGTGGCATAGACCCACTCAATGTTGATGTAGAAACTAAAACTGATTATCAACCTAAAACTTACACTGTTGATGATAAAGAAGTGGAACTGGATGCTGTTCTTGAAGATATTCAAGATACTCCTGCATATGCAGACACTATTGATATTATCAGTAATAAGTGGGATCAAAATAGTAAACAACTGTTATTTAATGAGCCAGCTATTATTAAAGTTATTAATGAACACGTAGAATCAGGTGTATACAATGAAATAGCTTCAGTAATGGAACGTGATAAAGCGTTAGGCAAATTAAATGGTGTATCTGATCTGGAAGCTTATAAAATTACAGGTGAACGTATGCAAGCCAATAATGAATTCAATTCACAGAAAAATTCGTTAACTAATGTTACTAATAACACCGAAGTACCCAGTCAAAAGCAAGACCCTGCAATACGAGATAGAAAGAAAGCTGCTAGTAGCACTAAAAATTCTCCAACCAATAAAAAAGATATGAATAATTATAATCCTCTAGCTTTATCTGATGAAGAATTTGAAAAAATGACTGCTAACACTTTCTTACGTTAATCACAATGTAATTTTAAATGTTAATATGAAAGTTAAATAATATGCCACAGATTTATAATGATCCCGCAGGTGGACTTCCATCCACTGTCGGTAAACAGTTTCGTACTGATTTTTATCAGAAACGAGCTTTACTTGAAGCTAAAAAAACTCAGTTTTTTGGACAAATGGCTGATACAATGAATATGCCCAAAAATATGGGTAAAACTATTAAACGTTATCATTATCTTCCTTTACTTGATGATGCTAATATTAATGATCAAGGAATTGACGCAAATGGTGTAACTACCGTACGCGAAGTATCTATCGCTATTACTAGTATTGATGGTATTGCTCGTATTCCTAATCATGGACGATCAGTAGGTAATATCACTTATTTCGTAGGTGATGGTGCTAATGCTACGGCTGCTGAAACAGCCGCAGTTCTTACACTAATTAACTGGGCACAGGCTCCTATAGTAGCAGGTGGTCTTGGACTAACCCTTGTTGGTATAACAAATGATTTGAAATTTGCAGATGCAGTTAATTCTACAAATGGGCAAGCTTACCTTAAGGGTTACCGTTTTATGCAGCCTGATGGTATTACTGTTATACAAGCTGCTGCTGGTGCATTAGCAGCTCAAAGTGTACCCGCTTCTGGTAACCTCTATGGTTCATCTAAAGATGTAGGATACATTGCTGGTAAACTGCCACTTATATCTGAAACTGGTGGATTTAAAAATCGTGTTGGCTTCAAACGTATTGAAGTTACAGGCACTCTTGCTAAATTCGGTTTCTATGATGAATACACTCAAGAATCTATTGATTTTGATACAGATGCAGAACTAGAAATGCATATTAATAGAGAAATGGTTCTAGGTGCTAGTGAAATGACTGAAGATGCCCTTCAGATTGATTTACTTAATGCTGCTGGTGTAATTCGTTTTGGAGGTATAGCAACACAGACCTCTGAAATTACTGGTGAAGGAGCCAATGTCTCTACTATTAATTATTCTGACTTAATGCGACTAGCTGTTGATTTGGATGATAATAGAACTCCTAAAGATACTAAACTTATTACTGGTACTCGTATTATAGATACACGGGTAGTTAATGCAGCCCGGTATATGTATGTTGGTTCTGAACTTACTTTGATGCTTAAAGAAATGACTACTAATTTTGCTGGTGCTCAGGCATTTGTTTCTGTTGAAAAGTATGGTGCTGCTACTACTATTGCAGTAGGAGAAATTGGTGTAATTGACCAGTTTAGAATTATTGTTGTACCTGAAATGATGCATTGGGAAGCTGCTGGAGCTACTGCTACAGGGGCTAACATTGGTTACCGTGAAACTAATGGTAAATATGATGTATTCCCAATGCTTGTTGTTGGTTCAGGGTCATTTACTACTGTTGGGTTTCAGACAGATGGTAAAAGTGTTAAGTTTAAAATTAAACATTCTAAGCCTGGTTCTCCAGAATCGTTCGCAAGTGATCCTTTCGGTGAAACTGGTTTCATGAGTATTAAATGGTACTATGGAACTATGATACTTAGACCAGAACGTATTGCATTAGTTAAAGTAGCTGCTAAATGGTAATTTACTAATTACTTAATATAATCATATAAACTACCCCTGTAATGGGGGTAGTTTAACTTAATTAAAATTTATCAAATAAACAAATAAAGAGAAATATCATGACAGACCAAAATGCAGAAGTAACTGTAACTGCACAAGATGAATTAATTTCATTAAAAAAGCAGGCAGATATAATGGGATTAAAATATCATCCAAGTATAGGATTAGGAAAATTGAGACTTAAAGTAAAAAATACTTTATCAGATGAACCTGTTGTAGAAGTTGAAGAGCAAGCCGGGGTAGCCATTAAACTTGTTGAAGAAGCACCAGTAAAGGAAACTCACCTACAAATGGTTAAAAGACTTCGTAAAGAGGCTACAAGGTTAATACGTGTTAGAGTAACATGTATGAATCCAGGTAAGAAAGACTGGGGTGGGGAAATATTTACAGCATCAAATAGTGTCATAGGTACTATTAAAAAATATGTACCATTTGATAATGATGAAGGTTGGCATATACCAGTTATTATATATAATATGATTAAAGAACGTAAATGTCAGTTATTTAGAAAAGTTAAAGATTCTAAAGGCAGTAATATTACTTCAACTAAATTAATTTCAGAATTTGCTGTAGAAAAAATGGATAATCTAACTTCTAAACAATTAGAAGATTTAGCCCAAAGACAAACTATTTCCGGTTCTGTAAGAAATTAATAATTAAGGAATAATTTAATGGCTATTATTAATACTACAGATATTACTACTAAAGATATTGATGGTACTGGTGTCTTTGATGATTTAATGGTCACTGTACAAGTAAGACTTGAAGAAGAATTTACTAAAAATCGTATTCAAGGTACAGATTATTCTAAATTATACCTTGGAGCACTTACAGCAGTACTTCAAGAATCTATCCAATTTGTGCTAACTAAACAAACAGCAGATAAACAAGCTGATTTATTAACTGCTCAAATATTAAACGAAACTATTAAAGGTACTTTACTTACAGCAGAAATAGCTAAAACTAACTCAGAAAAATTATTATTAGATCAAAATATATCTAATGCTCTTATTCAAGGAGCTAATTTAACTAAACAAGGATTAGAAATAGTAGCTCAAACTTCATTAATAGGGGCGCAAGAAACTAAATTAACAGGTGTAGACACTATTCTAGTTACAGCACAAACTAATAAAATTAATTCTGAAAAATCTTTAACAGATGATGAAATTTTAAAAACTATACAGGAAACTGCTTTATTATCTCAAAATACAGCTAATGCTTTACTTACTGCCAGTATTATACCTAAACAAGGTAATAAACTTGATACAGAAAAAGCATTACTCACTCAAAAAATAGATAGTGAAAAAGCACAAATATTAGATGTTATTAATTTATTGCCTGTTACAGGTGTTATAGGTAAGCAGAAAAGTTTATTCTCTGCACAAATAGCAGGATTTGATAGAGATGCTGAACAAAAATTAGCTAAAATTGCTGCTGATGCATGGGCTGTAGAAGCTTCTATTGATAATACAGTTATACGACCTGTTGGTATTACTGATATAGATGTTACTAACATTATGGCTAAAGCCAGAGCTGGAATAGGTGTTGTATAAATAAACATATAAAGGTTAACTATGGGAATATTTAGTGGAACAGATGTAGTATCAGTTTCTGTATCTGTCACTAAAATGATAGATAAACCAGTTAATATAATACAAGAATCTATAATAAATTCTGTAAGAAATAATAAATCAATAGCTTCAAATTTAGTAGTTGATGTAGCCACAAGTTTTACTAGTAATGTAGCATCATATGTAAAATATGCTCAAAAATTTACTAAAGATGGATTACCTACTTCTAAATTTAATGGAGTATTTGGTACTTACGCTAATATAAATAATATTACTCCAGCCCAAGAAAATATAATTAAAGGTATAATAGAAACTAATGAAGGTACTACAGTTACAATAGATACTGCTGTAGTTTCATTATCTAATTTAAAATTTTTTGCAGAAGATTATTTAAATAAACAACCTCAAACTTTTTGGGATAATTTAAAAACTAATTTTAGTTTAGATAAATTAACCCATGGTTGGGTTATAGGAAAAGTTTACTATAAATTAAATAATCCATATTTATTTATTGATTTAATCCAAGCAAATATAATAACAAGTTTTAATGTAGTAAATAAACCACCTTTAATTACTACCATAGAAACTAATATACCTTTTATAAATCCTAGTGATGTATATTATTTTATTAGGTATATACCTGATAATGCTACTACTACAATCAATGGAGCTGTATTCAAAAATAACTTATTAAAAGGATATTATATACTAAAAAAGCATTGGATATACAGATTATTAGATGGTACTTATCCTCAGTTAAATAGTATTACAGACCCAATAGATAGTGATGCTTATTTACCTATAGCTCCTATAAGACGTAATAAAGTAAATATAGTAGATATGAGTAACTCTGATCCAACATTAGTAAAATCTACAGAGGAATTATTAAAAAAAATAAGTATTAAGTTAGATAATTTTACTAAAAAATTAATTGATCCTAATAACCCCACTAATATAGATAATGTTGATGAAGTTTATATAATATTCGCTATGGATGTTAATTCCAATAAACAAATATCTTTACAATATTTATATGAACATTTTAGAGAAAGTCATTATAAAATAGCTACAATGTATAATGGAATAACAGGGCATTTCCCTGATCAACAAGATTGGATTAATAATTTACCTTTTGATACTAATATAAGAGGTCCAAGAAGTACTACTATATCAAGTCCTTCATTTCACGCTACTATAAGTTATAATTATACTTCATTAGAAATAAAAACAGGGTTAATAACAGATACTCATCCTAATATTAATCCAATGGTTATTGTCCCTGTTATAGCCAATATAGATAATAATAATTATGGAAATAATATTATTAATAAACAAATTATATTAGGAATTAATCCAAGGAACCATATACTTATTTTAAGAAAACAAATAACTTTAACCACTTTTACTGAATTAGTAATACATGGTTTACAAATAGAATACGCAGTATTTGAAGGAAAAAATCAAATAAATAATAGTGATTATTTAGCACCTAAATCGTTTTTTAGAAACTTATCTACTATGAATGATGGTGGTTTAATAGTTCCTGTAATTTATAGTATAAGTCAAAAATTTAATGCTAGTTCAGAAACAAGTATATATTATGAAAGCCTTAAAACTGTAGTACAAGCATTTCAAATACAACATTTAAGTTTTTTTCAAACAGGTATATTTAAAGCTTTAATATCTATAGTTATAATAGTTATAAGTATTGTAACTAATACAGAAGCTTTTGTAGGGCCATTATTATCTGTTGTAGAACATCTATTTATTAATTTAATAATAACTGCTATTATTGGATTTACTATTACAAAGATATTAACTATTATAATAGAAATAGTTGGTGCAAAAATAGGATTCTTACTTGCTGTAATAGCAGCAGTAGCTTCTATATATTATGGTAAGAATGATGGATTATTTAAATTATTTAATGCTGAACAATCATTAGCTTCAGTATCTGTTGAGTTAGCTAGTGCTACCACTACAGTAATAAATGATGAAGCATTAAAATTAATACAAGATAATGAAGATTTCTTAAAAACAGTAAAAGAAAAACAACAAGAAATTGACACAACTAATAAATTATTAAATACTGGTGTATCTTTTGAATTATATAATATTATTAGAGCACCAATTAGGAATAATTTTAATGAAGGTCCAAATGCTTTTTATAAAAGAACAATACATAATATGAATCCTGGAGCATTAACTTTAGATGTTATTAGCAATTATACTAATATTGCATTACAATTACCTAAACCTAAATCTATATAAGTTTATAAGGAATATAATATGTTTCAAATACAGCCACAATTAAGTTTCAATTCTTCTTTAGGGGATACTTTAACTAGCTTTGGTTCTACAAATCCAAGCAATATAGGAGGTATTATTAATCCATCTAATAATTTTAATTTAGCAGCCACTGGTGCTAACGGAGTAGCTAATACTAATTTTGGGTTATCTTTACAGGATTTAGGTATAGCTCCAGTAGGGCTAGATAATCCTAATCTTAACCCTTCGTTTAAACCTAGTAATTTTTCTTCTGGTTTAAATTTTGATAATATATTTAAAGCTGGTAAACTTGGTTTAGGTTTAGCAAGTGTATTACAGTCATTTGGTCAATTAAGTGCTATTAAACAAAATAATAAATTTAATCAAGATTTAGCTAGTACACAATTACTTAGTAATGCTACCTTAACTCAGAAACAGTTAAATGATCAAAATGCTACAAGAAAACGTAGAGATGCTAGAAATAATACTCATACTGCTGCTGCTGCACCAACAGATATATTATCAGGTATCCAAGCTTTCACCAATAGTCATGGATAATCTTTTAATTAATAATATCTATAGGATAATATTATGCCTCCAATTACATTTCAAAATATAGGTCAACTAGATAGTAGAGGTTTTAATGCAGGTCTTATTGCTGGCAATAAAAATCTTAATGATAGTTTTAAAGGTATAACTGATATTTTAAAAGGATTCGCTACTGAACAAGCTAATAATAACTTAACTGATCAGAAAGCTATTATCAGTAAACTTGGTTTAGGACAAGCTCAAGCTGCTATAGATTCAAGTGCATTTGATAGAGCTAATCTTCCCGGTAATACAGATGCTAATGCTGTATTTACAGCACTTCAAAATAAAGTAGCTAAAAATAAAACTGATTTTATAGCTAATGATGCATTTACTACTAAAAAGAATGCTATTCATAATAGACCTCTACTAGCAGATTTAGCAAGTCAACTTAATAAAAAAGATGTTTCTATTGTAGGAGTACATAAAAGTAATTCTTATATTAATTTAACTCCTGAAGCCAAAAGTAGATTTGATACTACACTGAGTAAAAGTATATTTGACAAAAAACAAGAACTTTTAAATCAAGTGCATAAAACAGAAAAACCTTTAGTTGATCAAGCTGTATATCAATTAGAAACAGCAAGCCTAGATAAAAGAAAAGCTATGATGAAAGATTTTGTAGGCTCAGGAAAATTTAGTTCTGAAGCTCTTCTTGCTCTTAATACTGCTCTCACTGGTTCATACGCTAAAGATCAATTATTAACTAATAGTAAACAAAAGAGTACAGATTTAGCAGCAGAAAATAAATTTAAACCTTTTTTAAGTGATACTATATCTGGAGTAGGTAAAAGGGAAAGTGATAAACTTGATAAACAAAAATCAGATATTGCTGCTAAATATAAAAATATTTCAACAGTAGAAAATAAAGATGGATCAATCTCACTTTCATATGGAAAAAATGTTCCACCTGAACTTAAACAAAGTATCTCAAATACACTCGCTACAAGTGCTGAGAATTTAAGAAAAGGTAGAACAGATAGACAAACTTCAAGTACTAATGAATTTATAGCTAATTCAGGTGTAAGTATAAAGGAAGCAACTATATTAAGAAATGACGCTGTTCGTCAGATAACTGAAGCAAATAAGTTATCTCCAGCAGTATCTGCGGAAGTAAAAAATAAGCTAAGTACGGATATAAATGTTACTGATGCAACTAATAAACTTAGTGCTGCTAAAACAGAGTTAAATTTATTTGAAAAAGCTGCTAAAGACAATTCTACTACACCTGCTAGTAGTGACGCAGGTTTGTCCCAAATAAAATCTATGTTAGATTCTACTAAAAATTTATCATCTTCAGTTAAAGCTAAAATTATAGATTATATTAGTGGTGCAAAATCTTTTACAGATAGTAATGGTAATATCATTACAGATGCTACAGGTAATCCATTGTTACCTACTGCTGCACAAGTAAATTTAGCTATATCAGCTTCTTTTCATGATGGTTTATTTAGTAGTGGTAATGATGTATTTAGTTCTGTAAATCTTAATAAAAATATAACACAATTATTAATTGGTACAGGGAGTAGAGCTGCATTTGTTAAAACTAGAAGATTAGCTCTTAATAAAAGTATAGGTGATGCAAGTACTAATTTAATAGGTATTACCTCTAAAGCCACCTCTAAAGCTATTAGAGATTCTAGAACAGCACTAGGCATTAAATCAGATAATCCTAGTGCTTCTAATATATTTAGAAATGCTAAAACTATATCTTCAGAAGTAGGTATTAAAAATTTTAATATTGCAGCAGCTAAACAAGTTAAAAAAGATAAAGCTAAAATAGCTAAAATTATTTCTGCAAGAGATAATAAATCTAGAGTATCTACTATAAACGATATACCTAATACTATATTAAATAAGGTAGGATCATCAAAAAATGCTAAAAAATTAATTAAAGTAATAAAAAGTAGGTCTGCTGATATTTATAACAGTAGTTTTAAAGAAGCCACTAGAGAAATAACTAATTCAATTAAAAAAGTTAATAGTTCTATTGGGTTATCAATAAAATCTAATATAAATAAAATCTTTGTAAATAAGATTGTTAATGATTATAAAGATAAACTAAGAGCTATAACTACTCATTCTGGTACTGGTCGAATAGGTGTTTATGATTTTAAAGCTGTTAATACTTTAGGTAAAAAATTTGAAAAAAATGTATTTATTTTTCTTGAAAAAAATAAAAAACAACAACAAGATTTGATAAATAAAAGAAATAAAACTAATAATCAAATTAGAGATGCTCTAATAGGTAAATAATATAATGGCAACATCTGTATTAAATGCTATTTTAAACACTGGTTCAGGTAGTATAGAACAAAAAAATAAAGCTATAGAACAATTAACTACTTTATCTAATTTAGCTAAAGATCCAAATATTATCGAAACTGCTAATAAAAGGCTTAATCAATTACAGCCTGATCCTAACTCTATACCATTAGGTCAAGAGTTTAATCCTGCTTTAAGTGATACAGCTATTAATAATAACACTGGATTAGGTAATAATGATCCAGCAAATATACCAACAGCTTTAACACAACAAAGTATAGATTTTAAAAAAGCTAAGCTAGATTTAAAGTTAAAAGAGAAAACTTTAAAACTACAAACTAAAGTACCTGTACAGTCTCAAGCTATTCCAGCAGTATTTAACGATGTTCAAGCAACGAAAGTACCTAATGTATCTACCAGTACCAGAGAAGATACTATCGCTGCTCTACGGTCTAGTTTGCCTCTCCCTGATCAAGGGAAACAGCCTATAGATCCAACTATATTAAAGAACATTAGGAAATCTACAGTTAAACCTCCTGTAAAATCTGATAATTCAATTCCACCTAAATTAAATAAAGAAGATATTAAAGCTTCATTACGTCCTCCTACAATATCTAATAAAATCACTAAACCAGTAATTAATAAACCAAAAATTACTAGTCCTATAAAAGATGTTATTAAACCAATACCTTTACAAAAAGGTGAAGCTATAGATGTAAATAGTAATCAAATAGATTTAACCAGACCTGTTATACATAATAAAGATGGCTCAATATCTACTGAAAGAACTATTACTGTAGCTGGTTCAGAACTTGGATTAACTGGTGCTAACGCTACTAAAGGCGTCAACTTGCCTCAGATTTTCGATGGAAAAATGCACACTCCAAAAGAGGCTATTCAGGCTTTTAAGGATGGTAAAAATCCTGCTGTAGGCGTATTTAAAGATATACCTACTGCTGATAAAGCAGCAGTACAGAGAAGTAAGAGTATAGGTCATTTTAGAGAACTTATGGCTAAACCACCTCTTGATCTTCCTCCTGATCCTAATATTAATATAAAAGCATTAAAAGCACGTAGTGATGCATTAGATAAAAAGTATAAAGATAAATTAGATAAACTTACTAAAGATAGTCATGAACAATTAGTTAGATTATCAAATGAGAGAGAAGTATTTAGAACTGGCGGGGAAATTACTAAAGATACATTAGCATCTATAGCTGTAGGTATAGTAGATTTAGCTGAAGTACCTATAGTAATGAGTAATATTGTAAGTCTTGGAGCAACTTCTAATATAAGTGCAGCAATAGACCCAGGAGGTAAAACTACTTTACAAAGAACAGCTCAATTAAAAAATTATGTTCAAAGTTTAAAATCTGATGCGTTTAAAAAATTACAGCAACAGTTTAATGAGAAATCTCAAGAAATAAATATTGCTAATCAGAAAAAGTATGGCAATACTTTTACTAAAGAAGCAGCAGATTATAGAGATGCGTTCTTTCACTATTTAAGTGATCCTACAATGACCTTTGATGCATTAGCTAGGTCATTTCCTCAAATATTTGGTTCAGGTGGTATAGGTGGCATAGCTACTAAATTTGTAGCTAAAAAAATAATTTCCAATGCTGCAATAGATGCTGGTAAATTATTAGCTAAAAGAGAAGTAGTTGGTACTGCTAAAAAACAATTTACTAAAGAAATGGCTAAACAATTTACAACAAATTTTACTGCTAGAAAACTAGCTTCTAAAGCTTCTCAAGCAGCTATTAGAAAAGCTAATAAATATGGAGCTATAAGTTTTGTAGGAGTTACTGAAGGTGCTAGTAATGCTGTACAAGTTAAAGTACAAATACTTAATATGTCACCAGATGAATTAAAGAAAACTTCACCTGAATATAATAAATTAATTGATAGTGGCTTAACTCATAAAGAAGCTGTTCTTAAATTAGCTAATAAAGCTGAAGCTATAACATTTGTTGTTGCAGGTGTATTAGGAGCAGTAGCTACACATATTACTGGAGCTGCTGAACTTGAAGCTAAAGTAACCCAAAAAATAACTGGAATATTCACTAAAGACTCTATTGGTGCTAAATTAATAAATAAAAGTGCATTCTTTAAAACTATAGCTAAAGATTCTGGTAAAGAATTTATAGAAGAATCATCACAAGGAGCTTCAGGACAATTTGCGAGTAATCTTGGACAGCAACAAGCTCTTAAAGATAATACTCAACTAAAATCTGGAATAGGTGAACAAGCAGGTGCTGGTGGGGCTATAGGATTAGCTTCTGGGGTAAATCTAGGAGTTATTGATGGTATTGGCAAAACAACTAAAGCAGCAGTTAAATTAGCTGTAGATGGTGCAATAAAAGTAACTGGAGCTAAAAATATAGCTGCTGAAGCTAAACAAGCTAAGAAAGTAAGTGATGCTGTAAAATCAGGTGATATATCTAATATAACAGATGTAAAGGCTAAAGATTACAATCCTGAAAATGCTTTTAATGCATTAGCCTTAACACCTCTTAAGGATAATGCTACTCAGCAAGATGTAGAAACATATACTACTAACTTATTACAACATGCTGAAAATATGAAACAAGATATTGTTGATAAGTTAAAACTTACTTTAAAAGATGGCAGACCTACTAAAGCTTCTGGACCATTACTTAAAAAGTTAAAACTTGCTATAAAAGCCGTACAAACTGTTGAAGCTGTAAATATACAGAAAAATCTAACACCTGATGAATTAAATAAAGCTATTAATACTTTAGCTTCTAATAAAACTACAGATCAAAAAGATCGTGTATTTACATCTATGAATTCACAAGATAATATTTCTATAGAACAAGCTAATAAATTAATAGAAAGTAATCAATTAACTCCAGAAGATAAAAAAAGAGTAGAACGTTATATAAAAGTTAAAGAAGCTATAAATGTAGTAGAATCCAATAAAACTGAAGCTAATATTAATACTGTACATAATGATATTATTAACGGTAGTAATACAGATAGAGGATTTAAAAGAGGATTAAAAGAATATAGGTCTATTATTGGTATAGCTGTAAATGGTTCAAATATAGAATTAGCTAAAACTTATTTAAATAATTTTAAAAAATTTGTAATTAATCATAATAATAAAAATGAATTAATACAAACTGCATTAGAAGCTTATAAAAATAATGATATTCCAGCATTACAAAAAGTCCAAAATAAGTTAAAAACTGATTTTGGTTTAGTATTTAATACTGACAAGTTAGCAAATATTAATAGATTTAAAAAACTTGCTAAAACAGTTTCATTAGAAACTAATTTATTAAATCTTAGTTTAGCAGAATCTACTAGTTTAGTTAATGATGCTACACAATCTAAACCTGATGCGGGAGCAGTTTCTCCTCGGAGAAGCGCGACTAAGCCAGGTGACACTACTAACCCTATCTCTACCTCTACACCGTTAAATACCACAGAAGTATCACCTGCTGTTGCGGGCGCAGCCAATACAGTAGGTGATACGAATGTGGTTAGTAATAGTAATAGTAATAGTAATAGTAATACAAATAAAAGCTCTGATGCTACGCAATTGAATTCCAGTAGGAATTTTTCTGAGAATAAGCCTGTATCTTTACAGGCTAATACGAAGAAAATTACGAATGGAGTTTCAACTGCGTCAAGCCAGAGCGTAGATAATACTGATAACGCCAATACTATTAAAAATAAAATAGAATTAAAACAAAATCAAAATAAAATTCAAACTAAAATATCTGAATTAGATACACAAATAAAAGATACACCTGTATCTGATACTATTACTATTGAAGATTTAAATAATCAAATAACTAATTTAGATAAAGAATATAACGATATTCAAGATAAAATAAATATTATTAATAAAAATATTAATAATAATAAAAAAGTTAATATTAGCGATAAACTATTAAATACTGAAGAAATAACAAGTTTAAAAGAATCTATTAAAAAAATTAATAAAGAAATAGATAATTTAGAAGAAGATAAAAAACACACTACAGATACTTTTGAATTACGATCTTTAGATGAACAAATAAATAAACTAGATGATGAAATTGTAAGTATAGATAATATAATTGATGGTACTGATACTTATAATTTAAATAACAGTATTTTAGGTAATACTATTATTGCGCCTGATCCAATTAATAATACAATTTTAGATATTAATAATCTATTACAAACTACTAATAAAAATATTGATAGTTTATTACATAAAATACCTAATTTATTTGAAAATTATAGAAATAAAGATGAACAAACTTTAAATTTAATAAATGAATTATTAGATACACAAGAACTTAAAGTTTTAAAAAAATTATCTGATTTTGAATTAGAATTTAAAAAAGCTTTATTAGTAGGTAATAATAAAAATCCTGTATTAGGGTTAAGAAAAGCAAATAAATTTGTACATGAAGATTTAATACATCTTTTCTTTAAAGAAAATACTAAAGATTCAAATAAATTACTTGATCCTAATATGGTTAGTCAAATGGCTATAAATAGTCTTTTATGGTTAGGAACCAGAGGATTAAATACTATAAATATGCCTGATAATGTAATTAACACTTTTCTTGGTATGGATACTAATGCTACTGTGAGTAATGAAGCTAAAGCTTTACTAGGTAATGCAGGATTGCATAGAGCAGTATTTGTTGAAAGTCTTGGTAGAGATATACTTAAAGAACTTGGTTTAAAAGCTATAAAAGATATTAAAGATGGAGCTTTTCAAGCTAAGTTAGAGATAACTCTAGGACAAGTTTCTTTAGCTACATTAATACAATTAGATTTAGTTGAATTTAAAGTACTTGATGCTAAAGAAATACTTAATGTAACTCCAGTAGAATCTAAATTTTTTGATAGAAATTCAAAAATTGTATTTACAGCAGAATCAAAAACAAAAACTAAACGAGGAGATACTATTTATCCTTCCAGTTATTTTGTAAGAATTAAAACTACTGAAGTAACAGATACTATTGGTAAAGATAAAATAACACATGAAGAACCTATATCCAGCATAGCTGAAATAGTTAATGATATTAATTTAATAGACACAGTTTCTAATAAAATATCAGGAACAGATAAAGCGTATAAAGGGGCTACATTTACTGAACCATTAAAAAATACTAATAAAATTAAAGGATCTACTACAGAAATAACTAATGCTTATAAGCTTAATGTAGATAAATATCAAAATACTCCCCTTACTTTAAATAATGATAATATCTCTATATTAGAAAAATTATCTTCAGGTGCCAGAATGTTAATTTTTGGGAGTAAACAAAATATAAAAGAAATTACAAATGTTAATACAAGAGAAGGCCACAAAGCTAGAAATAATAATATTAATAAAAATATTACTGAAACACTTAGTTTAGTAAATCAAATAGATAATAAAGATGATGGTTTAGGTAGAAATACGCCATTTTACGTAGGATCATCCATAATAAATAATTTACGTGCTAACATGAATTCTAGTGGCACTAGTATTCAAGGTAATACAGTAGCTAGATTTTTATTAAGCCCAGAAAAATTTAAAATAAAAATAGATCTTAATAATAAAGATCATAAATTACATATGTTTTATTTTAAATTAGCTGTAGCTGAAGGTATGGGTATTGATACTAAAGATCAAATAAATTTCGTACATGCATTAGATGAACTTATGAATAGCGAACTAATGCAAAATGCTATTAAAGAAATTAATAAAGCTAAAAAAAGAGCTGTATTTAATGAAGCTATTATAGTTGAAGCTATAAATAAAGCTGGTGGAAATGGGCATAGTTTCGCATCACTAATAGCATGGTCAAATTATCAAGAAGCTAAAAATAGTTTCTCTAATAGAACATTCAATACTGATATATTTACAGAAATTGATGGAATAAGTAATGGTACTATGATTGGACTTATTCAATTAATGGGAAATTCTAATCAACAAGAATTATTAAAAAAATTAGCAAGAGTAGGAATATATATAAATCAACCATATAATAATGTAGGTGATTATTTAAGTAATGGCAATTTAGATACATATCAAAACATAGCTAATAATGTTGTTAATCATCTCACTGATTTTAAAAATCATATTGATGGTTTTAATAAAAATTTACCTACTATTACAAAAATAAAAAATTTAAATAATAAAAAAGATAAATTAATAAATAAAATTAGCAATAATGAAATTAATCCTAAAACAAATAAACCATATAAGTCAGGTAAGAAATTTAATGTTGTTAAACAATTAAAAATTTCTTTAGGAGAACTGGAAACTCAGTTAGCTTCCTTAGAAGGTATTTTATTAGCTAATGATTTTAACATTAATATTGATCCTGTAGTAGAAAATAATGCTAATAGTTTTGTTAATGGTTTTAATAATATATCCAAAAATAATAAATACAATTCTACACAATTAGCTAATATAGTATTATCTGGTTTGAAAGGTATAGTAGGACAATTATCTGAAAAAGATGCTGTATTAAATACTATTATTACAAAGCTTGGCAGAGATTTTAGTAAACCTGCTGTAATTAAAGGTAACTTTTTAGCTTCAGATACAACCATAATTGATGCTTTTGTAAGAGATCAGATAAAAGATATATATGAAAAATTATCTAAATTTATAGAAGCTGATGATATGTCTTCTATAACTAAATTAGTTAATAATATTAATAAAGTTATTAATCCTGCTAATTTTGAAAAAGATAATGTTAGTATAAAAAATATACCTGAAGCTAAAAACTTTAAATTTTCTGAACCTAACTTAAATAGTTTAAAAAAACATTTAAAAAATACTTATGGAGCTGCTTTATCTAAAGCATTAGCTGATGAGTTCAAATATCTTCAATCTACTAAAGAATTATTATCAAGTAATATTAAAGTAGCTGGGGATATGTTTACTGTTATATTTAATAGAAAAATTAAAGAAGCTATTAAAGAAAAAGGTTCTGAATTAAATCAAATAGAATTTGATAAATTAGTAAAATCTTTAGATAAATTATTTCCATCATATCAAACTCTATTAACTAAAAAAGGTAATAGAACTGGCATTAGTGCTGTTGGTTTAACTTCTGAAAGACAAACTAATAATCCTAATTATGTAGCTTCTACCAGTGTAGCCCCTACAGGTAAATTTTTAAGAGGTACTTCTGGTAAAGGTCAAGGACTTGCACGTAAAGGATTAAATAAATTTAAAGATTATGCTTCTAAATTTATATTTAAAGATAAATCCCTTGCTGCCTTAGTTGCAGGTACTATTAGTATAGATGCTGCTATAATGTCTAAAGCTCTTGGTTCAGATATAGATATAATAAGTTTTTTTGATGGTGCTGGAGTTAGTGTAACTGATGCAGCCCAATTAAAAGAACTACTTAATAAAGCTGCTATAGATGTTCTTATGAAAGATAATTTATCTGGAAATATAGCAGATATGGCTAAAAGAGTATTTGATGAATTCAATAAAATAGCTACTGAAGAAGATAAACATAATTTTATAACAAAAACTATAACTGAAGCAAATCCAGATGGACTTAAATTTTATGAAATAAATAATAATATATCTGAATTAACAACTACAGCTAAAGATATATTTGAGAGAAAAAATGAATTACTTAAAGAGCATATGCAAGTAATTCATTATAATGATAATACTTCCCCTATTGAAATTAATAAACCAAATAATGATACTAATAATATTATAGCTGAAGAAGATATTAATAAATATAATACTGTTAAAGAAAAATTATCTGAATTACCTAATAATGAAGATTTAAATAATCCTGATTCTGAACAATCTCAAAATGCTCAGCTTGTATTTAACTTTATGGAAGAAAATAAAGTTAAAGCAGAGATTGCTGCTAAAATAGATAAAGCAGCTTCTAATAATAGTAATACTAATAATAACAATACAAAACAGTCTTCACCTTTAAATATTGATGTTAATAATTTCAATGCAGATCAAACTATAGATATATCTAATAAATTAAGTGATATGTCTCCAACTGGTTTATTTGACTTATTAGATAATATTGGTTCTATACAAGAGAACACTATTCATAAGACACGGTTGAAGGCCTTTTTAAAAGTCCTTACAGACGAGGTAGTGGAACCCTTTAGGGTTAGACTTAAAAATGAAGAAACAGCAACTAGAGGAGCTGTAAAGGCCAGAGAGGTTTTTATTATAGCAAATGATGTTGCTGCTCTTAATGGTATAGAAATGTCACCACAAGAAGTGTACGTACATGAAATTGTACATATGCTCACTGCATATGCTTTAGATAATAATACTTTTCTTAAAAATGAATTAAGAAAAATATTTAGAATAGTTAAAAATGATTCTAGAACTACATGGAAATTATTCTTAGGTAAAAACGGTGATATAAATAATAAAAATGATGTAAAAGCTGCTAAAGCTAGATTTGATTATATATTCAATAATGATACAGGTATAGATAAACCATCTGTTTATACAGATACTTTTACTAATACTAAATTTAGAGTTAATCCTAATAATTTTTTACATGAATTCTTAGCTCATGCTACTACTAATGAAGCATTTATGGATCATATATCTTCATTAGGTATTGGTATTAATAATACTGAAACAAAAAATAATTCTAATAAATCTTTGCTTGAAAAAATATTCACTATTTTTAATAGGGTACTTCAAACAATTACTCATATATTAGGTAAAACTAAAAAACTTAGATTAGATGATCGTATTATGCATTTAGCTGAACAATTAGCTAATAATGATCATGAAACCAAGAATATTATTACTCAAAAGTTTGATTTTATTGATAAATTAGAAAATAAAGCTGGTAAGGCTATACAAGCTTTTATTAAAAAACCTATTAAAGCTGCCGCTAAATCTAAATTTGTAAAGAATAGTAGAAGTAAAGCTTTACAAAATTTAGGTAAATTAGTTGAAGTATTACCTACAGATAAATTTAAAGAAATGGGAGAATTATTATTAGATACCCGTAGAAGAATGGGCATAACCTCTAGAAATATAGTAGATTCTTTATTTATTGAAATGCTTGGAACTACCCCTAATAATGCTGCATGGCATAAATTAAATACAGCAGCTAATAGAGATATAGATCAAGCACGTAAAGCAGAACAAAAAAATGTTACTAATTCAATAATAGATAGCTTTGGTCCTGAAGGATTTACTAAAGAAGAAAGTATAGCTATGACTAAAGCTGTACTTAAAACTGAATTATATGAAATATATCATAAATACGGTTATGAAAACATAATAAAATTATTAAGCTCTGATCAAACTTATTTAGATATTAAAATTAAAGAAAATATAGATAAATTAACTCAATTTGGTAATAAGAATAAATTTTATTATCAAAAAATGGCTAATAGCTTAGGTCATTTTATGGTTACTGGTAATGAATTAGAAAATAGTACTCCTTTAAATGCTAAACTAATATCTCAATTAGGTAATACAAATTTTACACAAACAGGTGATATTTCTATAGCTGAAAATATAATAGAAGAATTAGCTACTTTATACGCACTTAAATACACAGAATCAAATCATAAAGATAATGTTAGAGTATTAATGAAAAGAGAAAATACTATTAACACTATAGATAATGGCATTACGTTTACTATGCAAATGGCTCTTTTAAATAAGAGAGAAGCTAATAAACAATTATTTACTAATTCTGAAGGTCTTATGATAAAAGGTTATATTAAAGAATTATATGATCCTAACAGGGGGTTTAAAATAGGAACTATTCATGAAAAAGATGCTCTTTCAAAAGAAGGATATGTTTATTATTCCCCTGTACCCAAAGATAAATTAGACCCTACATATGGAGATACTGATAGTGATTTACATTTATATTTAAATAAAAATGCTATAATGGTTACTCGCAATCCAGGTATATCAAGTATTACCACTCAAACTCATAAAGGTCAGACTATTATTCAATCTCTTAAACAGTCTGATAAATTTACACCTGTATCTCTTGGATTTCAAAATGTTGCCGCAATGAAAGCAGCAAAAGATAAAAATTTAAACGCTGTATTTAGTTCTGCTGATACCACAGTTAAGGGCAATACTGCTATAGCTTTAAGAGATGCTAATGGTGAAGTAGTTTCTTATAGATACATGATTAATGAATTTAATAAAGATACTCTATTAAATAAAAATAATTCTTTTGAACAAATAATAGGTCATACATCTGCATCTATTTTAGATAAAGTAGCAGGTAAAAGAATTAATGAATTAATAGTAGATCAAGCTAAGAAAGACTTTGATAAAAGTTTTAGTAAAAATAAAGCTTCATTTACATTTATTGGTTTAAAATCTCCTTCTAAAAGACTTAGAGAAATATATCAATTAATGCCTAGAGATATACGTGAAAATGCTAAAAATACTTTTGGTGTTGATGGATTATATATAAGAGATAATCTTATTGATTTAGTATTTGGTTATCGTAAATTTGAATTAATGGAGTTAAGAAAACATTTAAAAAAATTACATAATTCTAATATTAGAATATTAAACCATATTGGAGAATTATTAGATAAATTTCTAGTTAATAACAAAAGAAGAATAGCTGGAGCTGCATGGACTGAATTTATACATGTTGTAAAAGACGCTCTTGTTATTAAATTTCTTAGCACTATTAAAAATAATATTATTAGCAATACAGCTATTTTACTTGTAGATGGCGTTAAATTATCTGATTTAATTAGTTGGCATATTGAAGCTATTCTTGAATCTAAAAAGTATCAAAGAAACTTATCTAAAATAAATGCTTTAAGAAAGCAATTAAAAGCAAAAGATATACATAACTCTTCTAGTCCATTATTTAATATACAAGCTACTAAAGTATTAAAAGGTCGTATAGGTAGATTAGATTTTGATTTAAGTACTAGCCCTGTACGTGAACTTAATATGGCTGGAGTATATCAAACTATTGTAGAAGATATTGCTCCTGATGATGAGAATAGTACTTATAAAGGTAAGTTAGAAAACTGGGTTAGTCCTTATACTGCTAAAGTACCTGGGTTTCTAAAAAATGCTGGTAAACAAGTATTTTTAACTCATGATACTCAAGCATATAAATTTCTTAGGGATGCTACTCAGATAAGTGACTTTGTAGCTAGATTTGTTATGCATAAAAATAACATAAAAAATAAAAATATGTCTTTTGATAATTCTGTATCAAAGATTATAAGAACTTTTATTAATTATGATTTACCTACACATAGAGGTATTCAATGGGGGAATGATGTCGGATTACTATTCTTTACAAAATTCTTATTTAGAATTCAAAGAATAATAATAGAGCAAGGGAGGGAAAATCCAGGAAGGATGATGGCTCTACTAGGGTTACAAGCTTTACTTGGTAATTTTGCTGATATTACAGATACTAATTTACTTACTGGTCCTGGTTTAAATGTTATGGGTAATCCATTAGATATGTTTGCCATACCTGCTGAAACACCCATAATAAAAATATTTATGGGGCTTACTGGTTAACTGTGATTTTCATAATCATCAGTATCTTCTTTAGCCTCGTATGAACCATAAATTACTAATACTAAACCAAGGAATATTATAATTCCCATTAAAATAGGTACAGCTAATATACCAGCTATAATAATTGCAAAAATAAATATAGCCATAAATACAGCCATTATTTTATGAAATAGTTTAGTCATATTAAATCCATTATTTAATATATAATATTAAGATGCAAATATTGGGTTATTATCAGGAATATCTTCATCAGATACAGTATCCGGACCAAACAAGTTTGAAGTAAGTGGAGGTGTATTAATTTCATCTTTTTCCGATGGTAAATCAGCGTCATTCTCCACCGCTAATGCGTCAACTGATTTTACAGGTACATTAGGTATCTCAGACTCTTTAGCCTTATTATTTGACCCTTTTGGCCGTCCGCGACCTTTACCTCTCTTAATTGGCTCAGTAGGAATTTCAGTAGTTTTAGTACCAATATTATCATTGATACTTACTATTGCTGAATTACCATTAACACCTCTACCTGCTACAAATATAACTTCAATATCTTTATCTATAGCATTAATACCCGTATTTAAAATATATTCAGTTACTGCTTCAATAAGTTCATTATTTTTTAATGTAATATCCATTTCTATAATCTTTCTTTAAATTAATTTATGTTTTAAAAGTTTGTGATGCATAGTGAGCTATCATTAAAGCATCACTTTTACCATCTTGTAATCCACCTTTAGGCCCATAAATAGGAGCCTTGGGATATAATCTATTACAAATAAAAGCAACTTCTTTTTTAATTTCTTTCCCTTTTTTCTTAACACCCACAAATTTTTGCCAAACTTTAGGTGTTACTAATTCAACACTATTACCTGTTACTAGTGATACAGCATTAATTATTCCTACATTTCTACCAAACTCAAAGTTAGATTTAGCTGAAGAACCAAAGATAGAATGAACATTTTCTATCATTATAACTACTAAATTATAACTAGACTCTATGGTTTTTAACCATTGATAAATAATATGAGGTTGTTCAATGTTAGATAAAAAAGCTATTTGTTTAGTAGAAGGTGCTAAAAGACAAAAATATCCTTTAGCACCAGGGTCTACACCAATATATACTTTTAATCTATTACTCATAAATTATGAGAATAAATTATTATTATTATTGTTAGAAAGATTAGCTGAAGGTACACCGTTTACTACTCCACTATTATTATTATTTCCTTTAGCTCTATTCTTTACTTCACCTTCCCATTTATCAGCCCACTTATCTTTAAATTCTGCTGTAGTAACACCAGAACGTACCTCTGATAATGTAAGACCATCTGCTGCTCTAAATAGTTTATTAATTTCATTAACTTCTCTGGTTTCACCAGAAGCAACATAATTACCATTATTATCTTTAATGGTTTTATCTTCTACTACTTTAATAAAACCAACAGTAATAGGCTGATTAAGAAGCTCAGTAATAACTTTAGTAGTTTGGGGTATTTCTTTTTTTAAAGTAACATCCCATCGTTTAATAACTTTATCTTCATGATCTAATGTACTAAACTTTTTACCAAGAGTTAAAAGTGAAATAGCTTCAGCTTGATTATAACCAGGAAGATATTGTAACTTACCACTCTTATCTTTATATGTACTTTTATTACCTTTCTTATCTCCAGATGTAACCCATAAAGTTTGACGTATTAAAGCTGAATTATTTTTAAAATGAAGATTTAAACTTAATGCTCCACCTGCTGACTTATCAAGATAAGCCATATCAATTATCATATTCTGAAGTCCTGAGTTAACTAAAAAAGATGTACCTAAACTATCTTTTAATTCACTCACTACTTCATTAGATTCTAAACCACTTAATAAAGACATATTATTTACTTTCTATTATTAGTATTAATTATTTATAATAATCATGCAATCTATCTAAGATTAATTGAACATCATTATCTATATAGGATTCTTTAATATCCCACATACCTAAAGAACTACGAATACGTTCGTTCACAGTTTCTTGAGTTAATTTAACTTGAAAACAATATTTATATCCAAGCATTTTATCTTCATCAGTAATATTTAAATACTTTGAAGAATAATTATCTAATTTCTTAAGAGATATTTTCTTAGTACTTATTACAGTAGAAAAACAACTTTCAACCCCTGTATTCATTAATGAACCTTTTACTTTAACTAAAGTTTCATTAATCATTTCAGCTTCATTTAAAATATCCATAGTATGCGCAATAAATATAATATTTTTATTTGAATTACCTACATACTGACTCATTAATCTTTTAAAGAATTGAGCATAATTACCCCAAGCCTTCATAGTATTATCTGAAGATAATACATATACAGTTTCATACATATCCATCATGTAGGTTAGACTATCTATAATAATAGTATGTATGGTTTTATCTGTTTCTGCTTCAGTAAATTTTTCATATATCTGAGCTGGATCAGTTATAGTAAATTCTTTAAATTTACTTTTAAAAGGTAAACCTTTATTATTTTCACAATTAAGATAATATACTCCTTGAGGATTTTTTATATTTCTTAATGACATTGATTTACCAGTAGCACTTTTACCTGATATAAGTAATAAATTATTATTCATATTAACTTTTTCCTTAATTTAAATAATCACATAACTCACCGGAAGGTAAGAGTTATTCAAGATCATTTCTATGTAAATAAATCATAGATAAACAAAATAAAATATATTTTATTGTTGGATTAGCTACATCTGGTATTATTATAATAAAAGAAATTATTATAATACAGATTACAGTTAGAATGGATTTCATGATTAATATTATTGGCAGGAGGTGTAGGAACTACCCCTACTTCAAGTAATATACAGAATATTATATATTAACTTAGCACTTGCCAATACCTCCTATTTAATAATTTATTTACATTTATTTGAATTATTTATGATAGCTAAATTATATTCTTCTGTAGCTATTCTTAATGCTCGTACAGCTTTATCAGTATCACCTAGATTTTTGCCTATATGATGCCCATTTAAACTCATACCACCTATTAAATTTATAGATACGTCTGCTATTTTACCGGCAAGAATTAATAATTTTTTAGTATTATTACTCATATTTTTTCTCCAGTTCTTTATGTAGATCGTAAAGCTTTTTTGAACCGTCAACGTATTCTAAGAAAGCTAGTGATATACCTCTGCTTCTAAGATATTTCATCTGAAGTAATGTTAGCACTTCCCCAACGTACACCCTCAAAAATAATACAGAGCAATCATAAAAATCAAAACATTGATCTTCATAATTACCAAAACCAAGTTCAACTAAATCATCTTCAAACTCAGTAATATCATTATAATATTGGTTATCTATTTTAAGTATGGACGTTAACTTATTATTGTTTATAGGCTTATCTTTACGCTGATTATCAGACTCCTTTAACATTGTTTTAGCCTTGTTATACACATCTTTAAACCAGTCTTTTACTGTATTATCCATTTTCAATTTCTTCTTTCAAAACTAATATTTCAAGTCTCTGATATTCTATTAGAACATTAAGATTTATCTTGTTTCTTTCTAGCCTTGCTATATTGCCTTTAAGCTCGAAAATCTCAAGCTGCATGTCGGTGATTTGGCGGTTTTATTCACTATCACCTGAGTGTCTCCATCTATTCAGCATAACCCTACGAAGTTAGAGCCATTAATTTCAAAGAGATTAATCTCTCTAGGTATGTCTTATTAATTATTTATAGAATAATTATTAAATTTATCTTTTTTAATAAATCCTTTAATTAATAATCTTTCAAGTTTTGGTTTTATTAAATTTAAAGCTATTTTTTCTAAAGATATATAATTAAGTGAATAATATTTTAAATATATCAATATTTTTTTATCATCAATGTTCATTATTTATTTTTACTCACATATCGTTTCAAAGACACCCTGTGTCCCCCTACATGTCCTTGTTGTGAGTTAAGTCCCAAAGAGTTTATTTCCCATCCATCAACTAAATAAGGTTGTACTAATTTAAATAATTTAATTTCTAATTCTTTTTTATTTAGTTTACCTAAATAACTCAATCTATTAAATTCTGGTATTAATATATCTTTGCATTCAATATTTTTACCAATATTTTTTATATTCACTTCATTTATAAGATGAGATATTTTGCAATCTCTATCACTTTGTCCTGATATAAGCATACCATATTCTTCTATGCTCAATTTAAGTCGCATAACACAAACACCAGAACTTTCATCTTGAATAGTAATCATTATATTACTATTTTTAGGATTACTTGACATCCCACATTTGTTTATGGATATTTTACCTGATATATTATTTTTCATTTTTACCTCTTTTTAATACATGTTCTATATAATAAGTCTGACCACAGGGTTTATATTCATAAGTAGATATTATTCTATCAACATAATTACTACCATTTCTTAACCATATTACCCATACTACTAATGCAATCCATCCTGCGCCATTCATTTTAAAATTTCTCCATCCATTGCTTTAGTAATTTACGAGTTTCTCTTTTATCAACTCCGAATTCATCTTCAAGGAATGCTCCAGCACCAAACATATTTGTAATACCAGATTCTCTAAGTTCATTTAAAAATTCTTCAATTTTTTCGTTATATTCCATTTTTAATCTTCTTTAATTTCATGTGCTGACATAGGTCTAAAAGGGAATAAAGGACAAGCTCCATAATTTAATCTTTATTCCCAACACCTATGTTTTTCATGGATAGATTCAATATCATCATAATCGGAAATAACCTAATCCACATTATCAGGTATTTCGACGATTTTTAATTCAGCAAGGTATCCGTCTGCGGCTTTACCTAATTTTTCAACCACTTTAATAAGAACAGGATCGTCCCTCCCTAAATTATCATATTCATATTCATCAAGATATTTAGTTCCTTTTTTAAAATTATAAAGGCTTTTGCTTTACCTGATATACCAAAACCACCATAACAATCATTGATAACAATCTTAGTCATCTTAAAAATCCTCAAATATTATTTTAGCTAAAAGTATCATAATATTTCTTTCTAATTTATATCGTTTATATAATAATATAAATATTTATTTTTACTTTATATATTGTGTTTCACCTATAGTCACGCTATGCACCGGCAAACTGTGAAACAGTAGATCATTTGGATAAAGCTGACCTCCCCAAGATTCTAGGGCTGCAATTACAAATGCGGCTATGTCACCGTGATCAGCACCTTCAGGATATTTATTTAACGTTACTTTAACATTACGTATTCTACTCATTTTAAAATCTTCTCGACTAAATATGGCAATCTACTATACAAACCCATTGATCAGGTTTTACTGTAGACATAATAGCATTAAATTGTTCCGCCCAAATCTGAATTTTTTTTCTATTAGAAACCATACCAAACCAACCCATACTGCCATTCTCATACCACTCACCGTCTTTTAATACAGCAAAAGTACTGAATAAATATTCTTCGTTAGATATAGTCTCGGTAGTGTCAGTTTCTTTTATACCATACATTACAGAAATATTTTTCCAGTTAGGTTTTTCCCCTTTTGGTAAATCTTGGTTCTTTTTTAAAACCTTGCAATAAGTTTCTAGCTTTCGTGACATATACGTTTTTTTCATAGCATCAAAATCAATATTTTTCATTTGAACCATATCAAAATTATTTTTAGATTGGTTACTTAAAAATGAGCCTTCACCTTGAATAGCTTCTGCATCATTTTTAGCATATAACATACCTTGCCACCTACCACCAATAGAATACCAATCCCACTTGGATTTAGGGTTATAAGTAGATAATAGATTTTTATCTTTATCAAGATCACCATCGTAAATAAACTGATAACCATATTCTTCATCAGTCATAGATTCTGCTGATTTAATGCTTTTTTTAAGATAGTCACAATTATACTTATCTTCGCAGTGAGACTCACTTAATTTATTACGCCATAAATCTAGATTTACTTTTCTTTCTGAAAGAATTTGTTTTCTAGTTTTAGAAATATACTCTAGAACTTCTATATGCTCGCTAAAAGAGGCTAAAGCCTCTTCTAAATCATCAGGATTATCTAAAATAACTGTTACTGTAAAATGTGACATTATTTATTACTTTCTTTTTTTAATCATAATTTCTATATCTGTAATAAGACTTTTATAGATATTTACTTCTTGTGGATCATTTGTATTATTCATAGTATTTTTTAATTCTTCTATTACCTTATTTAATATAAATATAGTCTTAGGTAAGTAACTATCAGTAGACATATTAGAACCTTCTCCGAGCAGCAATACAAAACCCTCAATACACGAAAGCTATATTCTAGGTACAAACGTACCAGAAATAATTTACGTTAATTCTGAGGGTTAAAATGCTTTAATTTAAGTATATATTTAATTATGTTATTTCATAAGATAAATTAATATCTAATCTTGGTTCTTTTGTAATAAAGAAACCAATTCTATTAGATATATGGTAGCCATCAATAATAATTGTATCACCATCTTCTGATTCAATAAAAGTCCATACTTTATTATATGGAGTGTTTTTTATAAATTCTAATTCTTCTCCATAAGTTTCAAACATAGTACCTTTAAATGATGCTCTATCATCTAGATGATTTTTGATTGGCTCAAATGTATCAAACCAAGTATTAATACTTAATTCTATAACCCCACTCATGAATTTATATCTCTTTTATGAATTGCTTTAGATGTTGTTACCATAATAGTACTCATTATTTCTGTTTCATCCATTTTATCAGATAATTTATTATTTAAAGCTAATAGATTATTTTGTATAGAATCTATATTCATACCTGAATCAACTAACATAAGAGCATATTTAATTAATTGATTACTTCTATTACCTGAACCAGTATTACTTACAAACCATCTTTCTAAATTAGACAATGATTGCTGGTTATTAATTATCTTCTTACGTTCTTCATTTTTAGTTGTTTTAGGAATAAATAAGAGTGCATTTAATAATTCACCATTATTATAAAAATAATTACCATTATGGGTCATCCATTTTCTTGATCTTTGATCTGTTTGTTGATCAACATCGAAGGGAAGCCATTCATAAATATTATGTATAAATTCTTTAAAATCGTCTTTATCCATAGTTAAAGTATGACTTAATGGTAATATAATTCTAAATCTATTATTATTAACTGTATGTCTTTTAGTGGTATATATAAGATATTTATAATTTTGTAATAATAATTTAGCTGTATCTAATGATACACCATCATCAATATCTATTACCGCCATATTAAATCCAGGTATTACATTATCTTCTTTTCTGTAATTATCTAATAAATGATGTGATACCCAATGATAATTAGATAGTTGAGTTAATTTGTGTAACTCTTTAAATTTAGCTTTATTATTAATATAATCAGAAGCTAATTTAGTACTATATGAAATAATCATTTCATTAATATTGGTTTCAATTAATGATTCTCCTTTAAGAAATTCTATGCCATCAGTAATAATCTTTTTAATTATGATATTATTTTTATAACCATAAGCTATAGCAAGACTCATCATTTCACGTTTTTGATTTTCTGGCCCTTTATAAAAAGGTAAATCTTCAATTATATCTGCATGAGTAACTTCTTTATTTACTGTAGCTATATAATTAGCTAATTTTACATAGTTTCTTTCTCTTGTTAAAAGTCTTTTAAAACTTTTACCTGATTCCTCTACTAATTTAATAGCATTATATAAATGATCCTCAGTAAGACTTGGACTGTTATCAATAAATGCATAAGCACCAGCTAATTTAGTAGCTTTAAAGTATCTATGACTAATTTCAGCTTTTTGTATTTCTTCATAGTCAGATAAAGAATTAGCTAATTTTTCACATATTAATTTATATTCAATTATTAAAAGACTTACACTTTTACTAACTTGAATAAATGTATTAAAATTAGTAATATCAGCAAGATTCCCTAATTTATTAGATAAGTCTAATAAGAAATCATTAGCTTTATTATCTGTAAGCATATCATAGATTTCATTGGGAGTTAATTTAGTATTTTTTGCTGATTGTTTACTATATCCAAATATGCATCTCCTTGCATAACCAGTTTCTAGCATAGTAAAGAATTCTTCTTCTACTTTACTGCCATTAAGTAATTTAGCTGGAGTACCAAATAACATCATATTAGTAGGAGTTTTACCTGTAATCTCTTCTCCACGAATATTTTCTGTTGTATTTTTAGTAAGTTTTTGTTTTACTTTACCTACATCAAATAATTCTAAAAAAGTATTTAATACATCAATATTACCTAATAAATTAGAACCAATTTCATCAATTTCCATATTCATGGAACCGGCATTAGCCATTAATAGTTTATGCCTCATTTGTTTAACAGCAGCAGTAGTACCACTATCAAAAGAAAAAGCTAAATTACCAAGTAATTTAAATTCTTTTTTTACATTTTCTAGTTCTACAAGTTCATCTATATTTTTCTTTATAGCTCTTTTATGAGCTAATTTTTCTAAATTAAGTTGTGCTGTTACTGAGAAAGTATCTTCTAAAAATACTTCTCTAAAAGTATTAATTACTTTTTCTTCTACTATATTAGTTGAGTGACCTTTTCCTTCACCTGAAGAAGCTAAATTAATAGCATATAAGTTTACAGGTATATCTCCCCTATCATGTGTAGCTATTTTAGCTCTCATCATAGAAGCTAATTTTGCAAAGTAGTAAGCTACTAATATATGAAAGAATAATTTATTATTACTTTGAGTTTTTTGTACTAAAACATTCACTAATTTATTAGCAATAGGATGATAAACTATACTATCAAAATTTTTCATTTTAATTATTTTCAATATTTATTTTTTAAGTTCAGTTGATTCTGGCAAAGAATTCCTATCTATTTTACCTTGCCATATTTTAGATATAGTTGTTCTCGATTTATTCATTTTAAATCTATGATTAACTAAATTAACTACTACATCTGTAGTTACTTTATTTTTAGGGTGTAACTTATTGTAAGTCATAATATTATTATATTTATTCATAATATAATCATAGTGTAATTTTGTAAATTTAGTTAAATCATATTTTTTTCTTATAATTTTATTTTCAGTTTTAAACTTAAAAAATTTATAAAACCAATTTTTAATTAATTTAATTAAATACATTTTATTATCCTTTAAATTAGATTATTAATGTTCCATTTAGTAAATATTCATCTTTTTGTTCACATATATTAAAAGCTTTACAATATCTACAAGCTACTACAGAGCCTTTAACTTCTTTTACAATCCCTATTCCACCATCTTCAGCTAATTTTGTATTAGCAGCAGTAATATTATCAAAATTCTTTGTGCTTCTATTAGTATTAGCAGGATTTTTATAATATTTAAATATAGATGGTTTTCTCCATAAATCTTTTGAACTACAAGGCGGAATATTATCTTCGTTAGCATTTATTAAATTTTTAATTTGAATAGTTTTATTTCTTACATATTCTTCAGTTTCTTGAATAGATAATAAATTTAAACTATCAGTCATTATAGCTTTAGGAGGATAATTTTTACTACTTTTTATTAATCCTTGTTTCCAATCTTTAAATAAATATTGTATATTAATCTTATTACTTGTTATTTTATCCTGATTTAACCATCTATATATACTGCCTTGTAGAGAATGTTTTATACCCCCTGTTCTATGAATCCATGTATATACAGATGTTGTTTTAAAATCTTCTAATTTACCTTCAATAACAAAATCAAATTTACCTGATATAGTAAATCCATTTATTAATTTATTAGACCGTTGTTCCATATAAATAGGTATAATAGAATTATCATTTTTTAATTCTGTATCTGTTGGATTTAATTTAACTTTTTTAATTACAACATCAGGATAACCTAGTTCTTTCATTAATCTATCTTTATGGTTTAACCATGAATCTTCAATGCCACTATGTATTGCTGTTCCTATTCTATTAGCGATATTATCAGATATATCTTCTATAGAATCTACAGGTGTAATACGCATACCAAGAATTATTTGTTTAAGAGATTTTATGATAGTAGTTACACTAATAGTATTAGACAATATAGCTGGTTCATAATGATCATGAGCTAACCATAGAGCTAATGATAAAGAAATATTATCTTTATTAGTAAACATTTTATTTCTACTTTCATTAATATATACGTAAATGAGTTATTAAAGGCATAGTTTTATACACAACAAAATTTATTTTTATATCATTTTTACAAAAATATTTAATAGGTTCTTTTAAAGATATGGAATTAATAAAAATAAATTCTTCTTTACTACAATTTTTCTATTCATTTTTTATAAGAATTTCTATATTAGTAATTAAACTATTTAATTTTTTATGAGCAAACATTTTTTCTATATTAGGAATATTTTTAATAAATTTCTGTATAGAAATATTTTTATTCATTTTATTTTTTATCCCTTAATAAATCTAGTCTTAAAATAGTTCTTATATCCATATAATTAGATATATAAAAACTTATAAAAATATTATTTTTACCTATATTTCTATTCATTATTATACTTGTATCTTTTTTTAAACTTGGTTTATTAAATAAAGCAATACTATCATCAGATTTCCACCCGTCTATTTTAAAAGCTTCTTTAAGTAATTTATAATAATTACCCCGCCAATTATAATTTACAGAAATTTCAGTACCACTAGTTAATCTAGCTAATTTATTATAAGCAAATATTTTTTCTATATCAGGTATATTTTCAATAAATTCTTGTATAGATATTTGTTTATTAATCATAAAAACCCTTAAATTTAATTAATCAATAAAAGGCTACGGAGTAGCCTTAGATGGTTTAAATTTATCAATCACTTTTAATATCTCTGCTTTAGATAATCTATTAGGTATTACACAACTCTCAGACCAATCAGGATAATAAATATTTAATTCTCCTCCTAATTTAATCTTATTATGTCTAAGTTCTGGTAAATCTTGCCATTCCATACATTCAATTAAATTATCATTAACCCATTTAAGACATCCTATTGAATCTTTAATTATGAAATACTGGGAATCATGTATCTGAGCTATTGGTTTAATATCTAAAGCATATTTTGAATTTAATACTCTTTGTTGAAACTCTATTCCTGCTCTATTATTTAATAAACCATAAGACTGACCTAAAGCATTACCTGCTGATCTACTTTCAGCAGATGCTTCATATGGTGTATATGATTTATTTAAATAAGTTTGAGCTAATATAGGAGTTCTTACTCTTAATCCAAAGGCTACAGTAACATATCCATTTATTGTAGCTTTATTTAATCTTGCTTTAACCCAATCATCAGATACTTTATATAATTCATGATATTGTTTTTCAATTCTTTTAGCTTCTTCTATAGGTAAACCTATATTATTAACTAATGTATGCCAAGTTCCCAAATAAGTAAGTGCAAAAGTTGGAGTTTTTGAATCTTGCCTTAATGCGGGATATTTTTGTTTAATTGAATTAATGCTTTCTACTGTATTAATAATTCCTTTAAGTTTATTTTTATAATAAGAATAAGCTCTTAAACAATGTCCATCAAACCCTCTAATATAAACTTTTTGTTTATTAGGGTCTTTTGTTATTAGGGCTGATATTTTATCTTCTAATGAAGTAAAATCAGCTCCTACTAATATCCAACCTTTAAGAGCTGTAAAACATTGTTTTATTAAAGTACCGTAAATAGTACCTGTATTAGGTAAATTTTGAAGATTAACTTTAGAATTATGTACAAAAATACCATTAGCTAAGAAGCTGCTATCATCTTTGATTTCCAAGTCATAAACTCGTGTAATTCCCACATAGTCAACTTGTTGTATATCTGACTCTTCGAGTGTAATCTGGCATGAGCTGCTCTGGTTAATAGAGCTAGATTTTTTATAGAGTTGTGTGTTTTGTCGAAATCTACATGATGCACCTCGAATCCTAAAGGTATTTCCGTCATACCAAGGTTTTCGCAAATAACAATATGATGTTTGAATACATATTTTGATCCAGTTTTTCCAGCGAACCAATTTGGTTTTAAACATTGTATGTAACCGTTTTCTGTTAAAAGCTCTCCTATAAAATTATGGTGTAATTCACCAAATTTATTTTTCATAGGATTTAATTCTCCAGCTTTACTTCTACTATATGATAAAGAAGTTTTAGCTACCCACTCTTCTTTACTATAAGTTGAAAGAACTATTTGTTTAATTTTAGATCTTCGTATTTTTAATCGTTTACCAAGTTGTTCTGAAGTAGTAGTGTCTAAAGAATCTTTAAACCATTTAAGTATTGTAGGAGTTATTAATTTTAATCTATTTTCTTTTATTATTGCTAGTCGTAAAAGCTTACGCTCTTTTAATTCTTTAGAAGAATAATGGTTTTTAATTATAGGTGATATTACTTTACGTGAATATCCTAAACAAACACCTATTTCTTCTATATTTTTAAGAGAACCATCTTCGTATAAGTTTAACACCTTTTGAATAAAGTGAAGATTTTCGTGCAATGCCATAATTATTTTTTCCATATAATGAGTCTAAAGATAAAAACCCTTGAGTAGTTAATAACCTATGATTACCTGTACAAGTAATAGATTTACCATTGCATAAAGTTATTTTATAGACTTTAGCCATACCTGAATCTACTACTCCCACTACTGGTTTCCAATTACCTTTATGGGTTAATACTTCGGTTCCTAGAGTGATATTTATAATATCTACTAAACCTTCCTTAGACTGTACCATAATTCCTTTAGGTAAACAACTAGATAGTCTACCACTTAATGCGCCGCCTATATTAAAATTACCATGGAGATACCATAAACCATCATCTTTAAAAATAGTTTTATATTTAAAAGCTTCTATAAAAGTATTTAATATTATATTTGTTTCAGATAAATGTATTAAAGCATTTATAATATCTAGTTTTTTTTTATCGGTAGTAGTATTTAATAATTTTTTTAATGTTTTATTGCCTACAGCAGCTTCACCAGTATCTGTTTTATCTATTTCAGGTAACTTTAAAAAAGCATATAATAATCTTCTGGTTTGTAATGTGCTTTTAGGATTAAAAACAATATTTTTAAAACTTTCAAAAGGCTTAACTTTTACTTTTAATAATAAATTTTCTTTTATAAAAGCATCTTTTTGTAAAAATAAATTATAATCTTTAATTAATTTAGAATTATGTAAAATAACCTCTTGTGTTGTTTTAATATTACTTAACTTATTTTCTGCTATAAATATTTTATTCATATTCATAGGCATACCAGATAATTCCATTTGTAATATAACTTTTATACTAGGAATTAATATTTTATTATAAACATATTCTTGTTTATCTTTTATCATAATAGGTAGATTTTTATCTCTAACATACCAAGTTGATAAACAATCAATTAAGTTATATTTTAATAATTCATGTAAAGGTATTTTTTTAATATCATTAATATCATCCTTTGCATAATTACCTGCAAATTCATGAGCATTTTCTTTAAGAGATAGATTATTTCCTGATGTAGAATTAGTAGCTAAATAAGTTATTATTTTTGTATCATCTATATTTTTAGTTAAAGCTTCTAATCCATTTATTAAACCTTGTTGGTTTAATAATTCAGCTTTCATATATAATTCAAATATAATAATTTTTATATCATAATTAGCATTATGGTAAATTAATTTACCTTTATATGTATTAAAGAAATTAAGTAGTAAATTACGTATTTTTATATTTATTACAAATATATCATAATTACCTGTTGAATAAGATTTAGCAACACTAGAAAGTTCTTTATAATCACAAGCAAATGCTACACCATTATGCTTATCCCACGCAAATGCAATAGTAGCTATTCCTGCTTTATTAAACTCTAATGAAAAAGTTTCTATATCTACTGTTAAAGCAGGATACTGATGTAAGCTTGCTAACGTAAGCGAAACTTCATCAACAGTGCTCGGAAAGGCTTCTGAGTGTATAATAGAGTCTCCGAGACTTACATACGTTCCTTGCTGGTATTTTCTTAATGTACTTAATGAAAGATTAATTTTATTTTTTAATTTTGGATCATAGAATAATCTTTGATAATTTACTCCTAAGATTATTTTTAAATGCTCATATCCTTTAATTTTACAATTAAGTATATAGCCATAATAAGGTTCTACTTTTCTTACTTTTGTTAATGTTTTAAAATAATTACTATCACAAACATATAATATATTTATTTCTAGATGTTTTATAGATTGTAATAAATTATTTAAATATTCTTTTATAAGTTTAGCTGGAGCTTTATTTTGAATATTATATTTTAAACTAAAAGCAATAATATCATCATTATTTAATGATAAAGTAGAAAGATAATTATCTTCAATAAATTTCTTATGTAATGCAGCCTCTTTAATTAATAATGCTATTTTATAAGGATTATTCAATAAATAGTTTTTATCTCTAAATATTATATGTTTCATTATATTAATAACTATGTATTTTTAAATTTAGAGTTATTAGATAATCTTCTATTATACAATTTATTTTTTATTCTTCTTAAATCTGTATTAGATAATTTCCATTCTTCTTTATTATTATAGTATAATACTTTTGTTTTAAGTGCTTTCATTGCTGTATTTGAAGCTACAATAAATAAATCTTTTTTAAAACATATTTTTTTTTCTACTTTTATAACTATACCTTCAATTATAAATTTTAAATTTAGCATAAATTTACCTTTATTATTACTTTATTAACATACTATATAAAATATAATCATTTAACTTATTTTCTAATTTTTTATGAGTTTTTCTAAAATCATTGATAGTTTTTTCATTTAAAGTAACAGGACTACCTGGTACGTAGTCTTTACAAATAGTAATTATAATATTATGAAAACTTTTAGGTAATAATATAAACACATCACCAAATGTTTTAGATAACATAAATATACTTTTTATATAAAAAACTAAATCTTTTTTAGATTCTTTTATATATCTTGTTTCATCTAATATTTTATACATTCTATTATGTAAAGAATTATCTAAAGGATAGGTTTTATACCAATCCATTCTACATTTATTATAATAAGTTACCCCATTAAAACGAATTCCTTCATTAGTTTTAATTTGTAGTATTTTGCAATTTTCTACACATATATTATTAATTTTATTTTGAATAAATGCCATTCTTTCTGAATTAAAATAATCAACTATATGATTATATAATGATAATTTAATTTTAGTATTAATTTCAGAATAAAAACTAGACACCTGAATATTTCCTTGGTAATTGCCCATAACATATTACTTTTTCAGAAGCTCTGGTAAATGCTACATGCAACATACGAGCTACAGTATTTGGTTGATTACATCTACCTATATCTGATAAATTTAAATACACATTTTTATATGTAGAACCTTGAGCTTTATAAACAGTACAAGCATATATGGATCTTAAATCCCCAAATTTTCTCTTAGTAGAAAAATAAATTTTCCAATCTTTATTTTTTGTACATTCTTTTGCTAGCTCTTTAAGATATATTTTTACATCATTTTGATTTAATGCTTGAAATACATTTATACCTATTCCTAATGAATAATTAATTCCTTTAATGCCTTGTAAATTATCAGGTAAAACTTTTCGTATAGTAACTATATTTTCTGTATTATAACCTTCAGAATTACCAATAGCTTCTATTGGCTTATTAGTAATAACTTTTTCACCAACATTAAATATAGGAGATAGATTTAAAGTTTTTCTTATATAATTATTGTAATCATTTACAGTATCATTAGTCCATGCAATGATTTTAGATTTGTTACTATTTATTGTATTTTTAGAGAATTCTTTATCTATTGCTGTTTGGAATTCTGAACCATTCATATGAATAATGGTTTTATTATCATATGTAATAGGAGTAAATATTCCAGTATCTATAGTTTTTCTAAATTTAGCTGCTTCTAAATCAATAGGTGTACCTTTAGTAAATCTTACAGATTCATTTAATGTACCTTTTAATTTAACACTACTTAGTACTGAATTATTTATATCATTAACTGATATTAATTGATATGAATCACCAATATATAATATTTTACATTTATGAGTAGAATCTCTTATAAGCTTTAATAGATGTTTATCTATATATGTGTATTCATCAATAATAATTAATACATTAGTTAGTACACGCCAATTAAAATTCTTTTTTATAGATGTTGTGCCTGTGGCAAGATTTTCACTTACTTTTAATTTTAATAGAGAATGAATAGTTTCTGTTGGTTCATTTGATAAATTTTTTAATACACTAGCTGCTTTATTTGTTGTAGCTGTGCAAAATACTTTAAAATCATCAGTAGAATTACCTGTAATTAATTTTCTTAATTGTGCTGATTGATTAATCATTTTAATTAAATATTTAGTTAAAAAACTTTTACCAGTACCAGGAAAACCTTCTATTAACATTTCACCATGAGTATCACTATGAAGAAATTTATTAAACATACCAGCTATATTTTGCTGATCTGTTGTCAGAGCCATTGTATTTCCAATTATTTTATGGATTTAAATTTAAATATTTATTTAAAATAATGCATTGATTATCTTTTGATAAGTTAAAATTACAAGTTATTGTTCTATTTTTTGATATATAAAAAAATTTACAATTTTTACATTCATCTAAATTCATATATTCATCAATAATTTTTTGTTTAACATCTATTTTTTTATTATTTTTATTCATTTAATAATTATACTTTCCTGTTAATAACACCTTTTGTTTTTAATTTTAAATATTCATTTTTAGATAATAGTTTAAAATTACAAGAATTATCTTCTGTAATTGATTGAATCATCCCATCGTTTAACATTTCAGCATTTTTAAATAAACTCAATATTCCAATACCTATTTCAAAATCTACTATATATTTTTGTAAATAACCAAATTCTATAAGCATATAACAAAAATTTTGATTTATAAGTTCTTTTTCAGAAGGTATAGTTATTCTTGGTTTACTTATATTTTCTTTATTTAAACTATTTTGTTTCATAATAAATTAATTTCCCAAAATTTACAGATGCATTAGGATTATTAACTGCAATCCATATAACAGGAAATCCAGGGTCTTCTATTATTTTACGACACTCTAGATCACTAAATATTATTAACACTGTAGGTGGATACTCTTTAAAATATTTAAATACAGGTTTTAATTTAGTACCACCTCTGCCATTAAATTTAATATTACCCATAGATTCATCTTGGTTTAAAATATGAACATTATGAATTTTAGTATCAAAATCAATTATTGTAGTTAATACTGGATTTAAACATTCTCTCATATATTTTGTTTCAGAATAATAAGCATTAAATTCTTCATCATTTACAGAACTACTTGTATCAAAAGCTAAACCAAGATCATTCATACTTTCACCATATAATGAAGGTAAATAAAAATCTGGCATAAACCTTTTATTAGGTCTTTTAAATGAATAATCAGTTTTAGCATAAGCAGTCATATGTTGCATAAGTATAGTAAACCAATCTAATTTAGGGTTACATAATTCATCGATAACTCGTTGAATATCCCCAGGTATAGTTCCTGCTTCATCTTTAAAGATTTTACTTTGAATAGACGCTTTTACTATTATACTTTTTATAGTAGCTTCTTTATTTTTTACTTCTTGTAAAGAATCTCCGCTAATAGGTATAATATCACAATCATAATTATCTTTAGAACCATAAGGGTCATCAGGTAATTCCTTATATATTTGCTCAGTTGCCATTTTATCATATTTATGATTTATTAAACCACCATCAGGTAATTTATAATTTTTATTAGTGAGCATATTATTAATTACATAATCTGCTGCTTTATTATATTTTTCTTTATCATAACCTACACCTCTAACCATATGTTCAAAAGCTACATGCCAAGCTTCATGTGCTAATAAACCTATTCTTTGTGATGATGTTAAATTATGAAAAAAGTCAGGATTTATAAGAATATATTCTCCATTAGTAGCTGCTGTAGGAATAGATTTTTCCCATCTTAATTTTAATGAAAATAATATAGTACATATAAAAGCACTGCTATGTACGCTTAATATTCCAATTTTAGCTTTATTAAGGTCTTTAGTTAATTGTTTAATATTTGGCATAATATTTCCTAATCTAATAAAAGTCCTACATTACGCTCTCTCCATTTAACAATAGCTGAACAATCTGCTAATGGTATATTTTTACGTACAGCATTATTTAAACAAGTAATTTGAAATTCAATAGGAAGTCTATCAATCATTTGAATAATAGTATCAACAGTAGTTTCCTTAATATGTTTAGCCACCATAAAACTAATAGCATATAAAATGCTTGGTTCTTCAGGAATATCCACACCTTTAGGATTACGCATAATTTCTTGTATAGTAGGAATATCTTCAAATATACTACAATAAGGTATAAATTCATTAGCCATACCTTCACCTACTGTACCTGCTACAAGTGGCATTTTATTCATAGATACAGTTTTCCATGGTTTAATAATTTTAGATAAAAACTCCCATGTTCTAGGACATGGAAATGTTTTATCAGAATGATCTGGATCAAAATTATGGAGAGCTTCATTTTTAAAACTAATCCATGCCATAATTCTGTGATCAATACTATTATTATTAGCCCATTTAAGCCAATCTTTAACATCAGCCTCAAGCTGGAAATGAATCATTCTGGATTGCATAGCTGTAGATAATCTATTTACAATAGCTTTATCTGTATCAAGATTACCAGCACACATAATTACTACATTTTTATGTAAATTATATTGTCCTATTTTTCTATCTAATACGATTTTATACGCTGCTGCTTGTACAGCCATAGGTGCTGAATTAAATTCATCAAGTAATAGAAACCATCCATCATAGTTATCAGTGTTTTCTGAGCCAAGCTGCTCATCACTAACTGCCTTTAAAGGCAAGGAATCATTTTCTATAGGGAATATATCCATAGGTAAGTAAGTAGCTTTATTTAAAGCTTTATCTACATAAGGAAATCCATTTAAGTCTGTTGGGTCACATTGAGCTAATCTAATATCTATAAGTTTTAAGTTTTGTTCATCAGCTATTTGACGCGCAATAGATGATTTACCTATTCCTGGTGAAGAAGTAAACATTGGTACTAGACCAGCTTTAAAAGTATCCATTATAAATTCTGGTGCTTGTGCTGGAGTTATAAACATTTCTATATCCTTTCATATTTATGTTTAATTATTTCTTTAAAGCTACTTTGAAAAATTCATTTGTAAGTTTTTTTAAATACTTAATATCTTTAAATGTAGTTTCTATAGTTAATTCTTTATCTTTCATTGTAAGAATAAAAGCATTATCAGATTCATCAATATTTTTTATTACATCGTATAGTTTACTACTATTATTGGTACTATCTAAATTTTTCATGTAGAAATCTGGATTAATGATATTTTCTTTTTTATCTTTATTCATTTTATTTAATATCCTTTATTTAAATATTGGTGTCCGTAGCGGGACTCGAACCTGCACTGTTCAGATTTTAAGTCTGTTGTCTCCTACCGATTGGACTATACGGACTTTAATTGGTGGGCATAGAAGGACTCGAACCCTCAACACCAGAAGTAGAAGTTCTGTGCTCTATCCAGTTGAGCTATATACCCTTTATTTTACTAAAAAAAAAATAGGTAGATGCTTAATTAAAAACACCTACCCATAAGTTTATTGTAACTACAGGGGTAAAACATGAAAGGACGTAGTTACAATTTAATTAAGTTAATATAATTTTTCTAAAGCTTCAATAGTATTATGCAATAAATTTATAGCATTTTGTATATTTTTCATATTAATTAAAAGACCTACTTTATTATCACTTGATAAACCTATTACAATAGATTCATCTGCTTTTTCAACTAATTTATATATATCTTCATTAGATAATTTATTTGTTTTAATAGGAAAATCAATAATATTATTCACACTATATATCTTTATCTGTTTTTGATTCTTTATAAATAGTTACTTCAACGCCAGCTTCTTTAAATAAATTTAAACCAAGTATAGCTGGTTCAGTCCAACTACTTTTACATCTTGAATCTGTTTTTATATAATGAACTATTCTTTTTATACCAGATTGTATAATAGCAATAACACATTGATTACAACTTGGTCCTACACCAGGAGGATAAACATACATAATACAATCTTGTAAATTAATACGAGCTAATAAAATAGCATTTAATTCAGCATGTATTATTTGTTTTAATTTATTTTCTTTATTATTATAAAGATCATAATTATCATTGCATCCAATAGGAAATCCATTAAAACCTGTACTTATTATACTTTTATCAGGTCTTACAATAACAGCTCCTACCTTAGTATTTGGGTCTTTAGACCATTTAGATATTTGTTTAGTTAATTGTAAAAATCTAATATCCCATTTTATTCTATTATTCATAGTTTAAAGCTCTATTAGAATTTTAAGTAAACCATGATCATTAATATGAATTACCATATTATCACCTAATTCTTCTTTTCTTTTATTTATTAATTTAATTGCTTCCCTTAATTCAAAAGTATTATCTATTAAACTATCGTTATTATTTTCTGGTTTCACACATGTATTTATAGCTTTGGGTATATTAGAATAATTATCAAATAAACCTGGTAATTCATTAATATTTTCAGTAACTGTATTTATTAATTTTTCTCTGCTATATTTTGGTAAACCAACATATTCAGGTAAATTTGTATTTATCAAAGTTTTATTTACAGTAACAATACATTCAATTAAATTTTTATTAGAAAAATAATGTATTTCATCAGGTTTTGTTCTTCTAAAAAAATAAGGATTAACTACTTCAGTATGAGATTTAGTTCTAAAGCTGACTATAGGAAGAGGTTCCCTTTTATCAGATTTACTATAAATTATTTTAGTACCTCTTACTATTTCATTTTTATGAAGATTTTTAGGCTTAATTAATATTTTGTATTTAATATTTGATAATCTAATTACTTTAGCTACGTAAATATTATTAAATAAACCTAGTGTATTTTTAAATTTTTTTTCTTCTCCTGGTAAATTTAAAACTACAATAAGACTGCTTTTAGCAGAACATCCTATCAGCATTTTATAATCCTTTTTAATATATTTAAAATAAGGCGGCTGTACTCATAAATTCTTGCTCATCTTAAGAACTTAGTTACTTACAAGTTAACTATCTTATTTATAAAAATAATTTAGCATCTATGATTAAGGCCACAGCCAAGACCTGCAAAGGAGGCAGTAACTAAGTGTCAATTATCATTTTACCAAAAGTATTGAATTTTGTTCTAATATTATCTGGTAAAATAAATTCACTATAATATATGTGCTTAGAGCTAGTATTACCACTTACATATAATGCTATGTAACCAGTTCCCCATTTAGCATATAATTCATTATTATATTTGTAGATATTATTTATTTTGTATATACCTGCTTTACGCAGTAAAATAAAACTATCTTCAATTAATTCAAATTCCATTTTATTGCTTTTATTTATTAAATAGATTAGTATTTTTTATGATATTTTTACATTTATTTTTATAGAACATAATTTCTTTATCTAATCTATTATTTCTAACTTTCCTTCCCATTAAAATATTTTTTAATTTTAGATCATTTAATTCTACAATTTTTCTCTGTATAGTTACTAAATTTAATGGTTTTACGTCAAACATAATAAAATCAATAGCCTCCAGTTAATCTATAGTAGAAAAGTCACGGTTTTGATCAGTTAGTATCCCGTATTTGATTTTTTAGAACTTATATGAAAAATATCATACAAAGGTGTCGGAGACACCCTCATATGATATTATTATTTATATTTAACTTAGAGCATATTCAGCATCTATTATATTTTTATACAAGTTATTAGACTTCTTTTTAAGAACTCCAGAACTATTAGTTATTTCATTAAGAATATGTTCTAACAAGTTAGATTCAGCTATTCTAGCAAGTATATTATTATAGTTCTGTCTTACTTGGTTCATATAGTTAGGAGAAGCCCAGACATATGTTAATCAATTCGTTAAATTGACCTTATTTCCCATGATTTTTATGAAATGAGTATTTAATATTTGCTTTTTCACGAGATAACTCTGCTTCTTTTATTGAGTCAAACAACCCTAAATGTATTTGTTTGCCATGAACCATTATATAAGCACGAAACTTATTTGTTGGTTTATGCAAACATACGCCTAATACTTTAGTTTTGCTATTTGAACTTAGAGACTCATTTAGATGATTTTCTCTATTAGTTACTTCTCTTAGATTAATCCATCTATTATCATTACGAATATGGTTTATATGGTCTACTTGATTAGGCAAATAATTTAGTAAGTATAAAAATACTAGTCTATGTGCAAGATAGTCTATTCCGCCTATGCGTATAGTTAAATAACCAGCGCTATGTTTCATAGTAGCATTTTTATTAATAAAACCATTTATAGAAGTAAATTTATATGTCCATAATCCTGTAATTATATCATAATTAAACCAATATTTTAATATTGATTGATTTATGAAAAATACTTTTTTATTACCTTTTTTACATACAGGGCATAGATTTCCAATTTTACTTTTTTTAGAGGAGTATAAATCTTTAGTAATATATGTGGAACTACATCTATTACATTTGCATTTAGCTCCTATTTTACCTATTCGTTTAATGATATTAAGCACAGTACTTCCTAAATATGTATTTGGTTTTGATATTAACCTAATTAGGAATATAAGTCTATAATTTTCATTATAGTATCGGACTATATCTTCATCCTTTAATATATTTATATTAAATAGGATGCAAGGCACTTCGGATCTCACTTGAGTATCCTACGGACATTATTGACCATAGTATTTATATGGCTTCTCATCCTAGTCTCTGAACCTTCTATAATATTACTACTATAGCTTGGCTGCTGATTGGCATAGGATTTCTCCTTTAGCTTTCCAGACAGTTCACCTCATCTTGACCTTATATTACTATAAGGCATCGCTCTTATTGGAACGAATCATGTATATGTAACAGATCAAATCCTTGTCTTTTACTATTACGTACCATTTCTCTTACTACATATCCATCTACACTATGAATTATATTAGCAGCTAAAGATAAACCACTTTCTTGAGCTTTATTTACATATATTCTATGAGTAAATGTAGCATGATCTAATTCATCTATTTCAATTTTATGATCTTCTGGAACCATAACTTTAACATATGCTATATGGCCATCAGGCAAAGTCCATTGATGAATCTTTTTATTTGATTGCCAACATGATTGCATATCATTCATACATTCCATAGCTCCAGATAGTTCATTATTAAGAATATTATAGAAGTTATTTAGTTCAGGGGTATTATCACCGAATATGTCTTTTGGTTGCTGAAGCGAACCGTAAAATGTGGTCATACAGGGGTATTTTACTATTGATCTAGGAAATATCCTTCCGCATAGTTTCGACAGTTTTTCAGCAACAAATTGATACACATCTTCTCTTTTACTAGTATTAACAAGATTTACTCTTTTAGCTGTTTTCTTGCATCCCATAAGACAAGCCATAATTTGAATACCTGAAGCAGTAGCATCAAGTCCCATTATGAATCCTGTAGGTATATGATTCTGAGCATCTCTATATGCTCTAACAGCTTTTGCAAATAGTATTGGTTCATTAGCTAATTCAGTAATAGTTTCTAATTTATCCTTATTAGCATTTACAAACTCAATTCTATTATTCCAGTTTATTTTATCTAATCCAAACTGATTAGCTATATCAATTTTGATATATTCTATACCTGTAAATTTAGTCATACTTTTTCTCATTTTATAGTCCTTTCATTTAGTTATTAATTGTTTTAATTCATTCATTTTTCTTATTTTTAATATTTTAGTTAATACTTTAATCATATCTTTTGTATTTTTATCAGATAATGCAATTCCACATTTTTTCTTTTCCTCAAAACATTCTATAAATACACAAAATTTATTGTTGTATTTGTTACCTTCTTCTAATTCAAGACTATTCCCTTTTTGTTCAGTACACTCATATTTAGCATGTATAATAATATCATTTTCCATTATTAATCCTTATTTAGTTACAGCCATATGTAGTTTTTTATTTAATATTACTTCTTCAAGTTTGCTATTAAGTACACTTTCTGTATATGTCTCATCATTACAATTATCACAATAAGCATATTCTAATAAATCTTCTATTTCCCATAATTGTTTATCATAATTCCATACAGCAATAGCATCTATTGAAACATATTCAGAACCACATTTAGAACATATAATATGTTCTTTATTATTTTTTGAAGTAGTCATTTTATTAACATATCTTTTAACTTATTATCAGCTATTATAATAAGATAATTCTGTAAAACTTTTATAAGTTCTTCTATTTTATTTGTATCTAATAATACATTATCTCCTATAATATCAAGTTGTATAGCTGATACATTAATTTGTATTTCTAAAATATCATTATGATTTGCAGTACATTTTATAATATGAAAATCATCTGCAATATTTACTATTTTCTGATGTTTAATTTTAGTCATTTTGTAATTAAACCTTTTAATTTATTATCTAGTAATTGTTTATCAATCCAGTTATTCCATTCATATTTTGGATCAGATAAGAATATAAGATTACAACATGATTTGGAGCATGGCGTTGGTTAACGGTAGTTAGCCTAATTAACCAACCACCTATAACCTTAAGTCTTTCTGTATCAGTAGCTATTTGTTCCCATTCTTCAGAATACTTCATCATGGGTTATTATTAAACTCCTGTTATTAAATGTTTTTCACTAAAATTAATTAGAGCCTTCTTGTAAGAAGTACTTTGAATATTTATATTATAGCCTTGGGAATATATTCTTCCTCGTTTATCATATTTATATGTAAGATGAAATTTATTACCTGATGATAAAATATCATAGTAAACTAGCTTTGATGCTTTAATAAACCTATCCCAATTAGATGCTTTTTCAGGTGTATCTAATGGTTTCTTTGGTTCTTCTATAAACTTTAAAGTTTCTACATCTAAAGATAATTCTATGTCCTGAGATATACATAATACATCTAAAGCTTGATACATCTCATGATGATTATTTGAACCAAGTATAACAGACTCACTCTTGGTTAAATAACCACTAGATATATTACTAGTTACAGGTCTTGGCTTACATATCATTGGAGGTAAATATTTAGTATTTTCAATATACTGAAGAGTATGTTCTTCTAAACTATATTTAGATTTAATCATTATACTACCAGTATCACTATTTTTGGCAGATATAATATCAAACATATCTTCTTTACAAGCTACAGCTAATAATTCACTAGCTGTTTTAATACCATCAAATACATTTTCATATTCAAATAATAAAGCTAATCTTGAAGCTACAGCTTGTATAGGTTGTACGCCATTATCAGGTGTTATTATTATAAACATTTCCATTACTATATCAGAAGATAATACAGGTCTTATTTTCTTAATTCTTTCTTGTTTACTTTCATAATATTCACCTTTTCTATAGTTCTTTATTGCAGTTATCACTCTTTGAGTAATAGCTTTTAAATTAGAATTATTAAGATCCTCTTCTATCTTATTTCTTATATTATGTTTGGAAAAAGTTTTTTCTATTTTATATTGTTTATTTATTTTGTCATTCATAATATATCTCCTTATTTTTTACTATTAAGTAAATCATAAATTAAATGCCGGAGGCATTTACTATATTAAAAATAGTAATAGCAGAAGGTTTTACCCCTCTGCTATTATATTTAGTTTAACCGAATTCAATATCTTTTTGTTCATCATCAGATACAACTGGTACTACGGTTGCAACTAAATTAATTACAAAATCTTCACCTTTTCTTTCTCTGGCAACCAACATTTGATTGTCTTTGAAATTATCTGCAAACAGCCGTATAGTACGGCCAAGTGAAGGGTTAGTGCCATCTTTAGTAACAATATTAATATTTAAATAACCATCAGGTTTACGGTTATCTTTATTATTATTATTAGTATTATTTGTATAAGCCATAGTTTAAACTTTCTTTATTAACGTTAATAAATGGAAATTATTTTCCGTATATGTTCGGAGAACATAAAAACGCTAAAAGGAAATAAAACTATATAAATAAGAAGTATATAAACTAACCCCAGATATACTATTTTTGTGTAATCTTTCTTTGTGTAAATATATACCAACAGCTTACTGCTGTTGGTATATTAATTTATAGTATTAGAGTGAATGCAATGAATATCCACAAGAAAACAGGTACTATAAAAAGTATTCCAAGTCTTATACATATTCTCATCCACATATGTTTATCTTGATTAAGATAATTAATGAAGGGTTTCATTATTATCCTCCATAAACATATCTTTATTATTATCTAAAGCTAATTTAATATCAGTACCAGTCATATCACTAAGTAAACTCATTAGCTCTATTCTATTAATGAATTCTTCATTTTTTTCTTCAGCTCTAACTATTAATCCAGCACATTGATAAATAAAGAAAGCTAATACTTTTATTCGTTTTTTATAATATTCTTTATCAGTCATAATATACTCCTTTAATAATAGTATTGTTCTTTAGGTTGTTGCCAATTATTAACCTTCCATTCATTTGTACCTAACTCATCAGATACAAATGCATCGAAATCTTCTGAACCATTCTCTTTAAATTCTTCAAGTAGTTCATTATATTTCTCAATACTTACAGACACACCCATAATACACTCCCTGTAAGTATTAGAAGTAATACTCTATAAATGAGTATTTCTTTTCTTAATTTAATTACTAGTGGTAACGACATTTTTATTCTCCTTTTCTTCTCTGATAAACTGTTTATAGATCACTACATCAAGATCTATTTCTGGTACTTCTAATTTATGGATATTTAATCCATATATATTAGAAATATATTCAATCACTTGGTTCTTTTGACTAATATTAAACTCCCTATCGAGAGTAGCACTAATAGATTCTATAAACATTGTATTTCTCCTTCTTTATTTAGGTTACATGTATTATCTTTACATTAGCTTTTCTAGCTAATCTAAGCATATGTTCAGTACCATTGTTACCACAGAAACCAATAACTAAATCAGGTTTATCTTCAAGTAACATTTTCTCATTTCTATCAAAACCTGCAATAGCATTATAAGGACCATAATTACCATATTTAATAATAGCTCCTGGTTTACTTATATTATTCCAATCAGGTTTATATATTTCAATAGGAATATTATGTTCTTCAGCATATCTTTCAGCTAATTTATCAGCTCCTTTACATCCTCCAGATATTATAGAGCTGATATTTATTTTATCTAATGATTTAGCCAATAGTTCATAATCACTAAACCATCTCCCCCCACATATTAACACTTTAAGTTTATTCATAATTCTATCCTTTTATATGTAATTCCCTCTTATGTTCGGAGAACATCTTATTTATATACTTGATTGTGGTGCAAGCCGAGGCCTAAACAAGATCACAGAGAGCAGGAAGTAGTGTGAGTAGTACCGTCATACCCAAGATGTGCTATCGTTGATCCTTGAAGAGATAATCATTAGAGGATTACGGAGTAATCCAATAAAAAATAAATATGGATAAGGTTTTCACCCTATCCACATATACTATAACTTTAGAATAGCAATCCTATTGCCATTCTCATTACCCCATTTCATAATTCTATGGGATGTAAGGCTTATAATTAAGCCTTTTTCAGTTACAATATAGGATGAATCTTTATATGTAACTATTCTAGCAGGTTTAATATTCTCTAGTATTTTAATACTAGAGAATAATACTCTACGCTTGCAAGAAGGTTTTATGATACGTACATATGTACCATCATACTCTGTAACTATAAAGGTGTTACCTTTATAGGTTACATATGAACCAATTAAATTGTCCATGGTATAAACTCCTCAAATAATAGTTATACACAACGCATAACTTCCTGTTATGTACGGAGTACATTATTATTAATATTATTAATATTATTAATATTATTAGTATAAATAACACTAAATTAGATACAGATAACTTCCTTAAGTGCTATCTTAGAAACCTTTGTGTAGGTTTGTGTAATCTTTTATGTGTAATTTTATACGGGAACCAAGAGCATAGTGCTCCAGGTTCCCGTATATGTTTAGATGCGAGGCTTGAGGCCAAGCTGTTCAGCAAGTTCAGGATCAGATGCTAAGAGAGCATCATAGTCCTTTGCAAGCTCGAATTCCTGCTCCATAAGCATAGCTGATGAAGCACGTTCTGCCATCCTGGACAGGTTCTCTGCCACCTTGATACCGTTGGCTGACACAGAATCAATCCCGTTTAGGACGTTTGCAATTAAGTTAGTTGCTGATGATAGTACTTTCATTGTATTTTCCTTTGCAAAGAAATGGTTGATGTACACCACGCACACCACTCCTGTTATGTTCGGAGAACATATGTATAGAGGTGGGGTATATATATATATATTAGTGGGGGGTTTGTTCTCTTGTGTTACCTATTTCATACAGAACTACCGTTATAAGCATTTATAATTTTTTCTGTAACCCTTTCATTAAAATATTATTATTATTATTAATATAATTTCGTAAGTATTTACAATTTTTATAACCCTTTTTATAATAAAATATAATATTAAATAAATGCTAAACTATCTTACACATGTACTTGCTTGAATTTACCTCTTTATTCTTATTATTGGTTTATATTATATATAATATTATTTCTTCCTCCACTCCGAGTGCAGCGGCTGACATGATTGAGTGAACCGCGAAGCGGTGCAGCGATTGAAATGTTGTTGCCGCAAAACGCTTAAAACAAACTTTTTATTTAAATTATTTATATATATAGGGAGTATTATTTATTGGTTTATTATAATTATAATTAGAATGCCCCTTATAAATATATAGCGCAGTTATATTTAATAAGGGGATTCCAATCTTCTTATTATGAAGCCGTGTATATTTATATACTAAATTAATTAATAAATCAATATACAGTGATTTATTGTTAATTAGGTTGATTTAATTAGGAATATCTTTAGGGGGATTTAAGTAAAATTATGCGAAGCCTACTTAATCCCCTCGCCCCAACGGTAGAGGGGTATCTTCTTATATTTCTTATAGTCTTATATAGGTGCCCATATATGAACCCCATGTGAGTGCCCATATATGACTACTCTTAAGAGTGCCCATATATGAACCATCACTTTAATTTGAATAATTTACTTTATAAGTTTGACAATGAGTATATAATGATGTATAAAGTCATTTATACAGAGTTTTCATACTCTTAGTGTTATTAAATAATAAAGGTGAAATATGATAATTAGACACGCTCTGCCTACCCGTAAATTTACTAAAATAGACAGATTTGTATTTTCAAATAGAGCACTGAGTGATGGTGCTGTAAGATTATATGGATATTTATGTGGATTGAGAAATGGAGCTAACTTTAATGATGCTTATATTATAAAAGCATTAGATATGAGTAGAACTGTTTTAGGACGTAGAAAAAAAGAATTAAAAGATAATGGATTGCTTCTGATAGAGCAATTAGGCCCAAGAGTTTATGTAGGATATATAGGTTATACTGAACAATCTGCCGAGGAAGTTAAAAATAGATGGGAAATGGAAGAAGATAAAATAAATAATGATATTATTAATAAATTTAATAAAGAAAGCTGATTAATATGAGTTATGATGAAGTTATGGAAACTAGAGAAAAAATTAAACAAATTAAACCAATATTCTTAGATGGTTTTTATAAAACTTTTACCAAGGTAAGAATAGCACCTATGAATAATAGTACATATTGTGCATATAGAGGTTGGGTAATTCCCAGTTATGAAGATAATTCCGACGAAGGTTATTTAATAGAATATAGTTCAAAATCTAAATCTAATCACAGAAACCATAAAGGAAGAATATCATGGATTAATAAAACAACGTTTATGAATGATTATATTGATGTTAAAGCTATAGAAGACATAGAATTACAAAATTCTCAAGATGTATCTTTAGCGCATCAAATAATTGATAATGTTTAAATTTAAATAGAAAGATTAAGACAATGACTAAACCAAAAGGTAAAATTAATGTTGATATTACTACTAAAGCCCTTAAAAATACAGATACAGATGGAACTTCAAAGAATGTTAGTAATCTTGTTAGATATGGTAATGCAGATAGTTTTAAGTTACTTTGTAAAGCTAGTAGTGAAGAAGAAGGTTGGATGAAATCAACTAAGGTATTAGCTATACCTGGTGTTGGTTGTATTGTACAAGTAACTACTCAACAACGTAATCCTGATGGTTCCTATGTTGTAGCTGAAGCTTTAACATTTGTACCAGGGGTTAAAGTAATATCCCATGCACAAAATGACGATGATATACATATTCTTGTAAAAGAATAATTATACAAAATTTAAATTACTTCTATACTAAATTAATAATATAGAGGTAATTTTTTATTTAAATAAATGACATTACTAAATTAATCATATAAGATAATAATATATTTTAAATATAAGGGTCTTTTCAATGGTTCAAACTCATTATCAAGTAACTTCTATGTCAAGTATTCTAGATTGGATTGAAAGGCATACTGCAAGATTACCTGAATTGAAACAAACTATAAAAGATTTTGATGTAAATAAAGATAAAGAAATTATTAATTCCTTTCAGAAAGAAATTAATGAAAGAGTGGAGCATCTTATAGAGTTAAAAATAATTCTGGAAGAATCTCTTAATAAAATAAATTCTATTCTTTAAATTAAAATTTTTTATAAAGGATTAACTCAATGACTGCTGTAACATTTAACTTATATGATACATTTAGAAAAAATTTAAATAATGCAGGAATAACTTCTGCACTTAATATTAATGGTTTAGCTACTTTAAAAATAGCTATTGTTAGTACAAGTTATGTTCTTGTTCAAAATACTCATGAGTTTGCAACTAGTCTTGTATTAGCTTCTAATGAAGTAACAGGAACAAATTACACTGCTAGAGGTAATTCTTGTTTAAATGGTTCAGTTACTATGAATACTGCTGGTTTAGTTACAGTAAATTGTAATGACCCTGCTGTATGGGCACAGAGTGCTACTGGTTTTAGTAATGGTTCAAGAGCTATTTTATATAATGATACTGGAGTAGATACTACTAGTAGATTAATTGGGTATTCCGCACCATTCGCGACTGTACAAGGGAACGTACTTGGGGCATTCTCAGTTACTATAGGTACTGCTGGTATTTACACTATGGCTAGATAATAAGAATTATATGATGACTAAATATAATCCATATAAAGATGGTGGTATGCACGGTAGTATAACAATTAGAATATTACGTGCATTGGATCAATTATTAAATACTATTCTATTAGGAAATACTGATCAAACATTATCAGCTAGAAGTTATGAAGGTAGAATAACAGGGATAAAATGGTGTAAATATTCAGAAAAAATATTAAATATTATATTTTTCTGGGAACCACATCATTGTGAAGTGAGTTTTTTTACTGATCCAACTGAATTGACTTATACGAAAAAGGATTAATAGATGCCTATTTTAACTGCAAATGACCCACAAAAATACGCTAAACAGAAACAGGTTGAAATTGATCAACTTGCTGTTCGTGCTGTTAATGTAATGGATAATCTAGTCGGACAGCTTGAGCAATTTACCGGCTATGCGTTTTCTGAATTTGCTAGTCCTAACGGACTCGTTGATCAGGGTGACTTGACAACTTTGACTGCTATTTTTGAAACCAAACGAAGTAAAGTTCAGATACTGATGGACCGGCTGAATGCAATTTCTGCTATAGCCGGACCTAATGTATTACCAGCTAATATTCCTTCAAATGCTCAAGCTTTCATCACGGCAATCAGTTATAACCACATTACCTATTCCGCCCAGTTTAATAAACCATAAGAGAGTGACTCCTTATGCCTGTTGTTAGCGGCGCAGTTGTTGTCACAAGATACCTTGACGGGGCGAGTGCCGGAGGAAATGGCACGACTAATGCCTTGTCAGGAGCTAATGCCGCCTATAATTCATTCACCTCATGGCAGACGGCGGAAGTCACTGATCTTGTAACTGCCGGAGTCAATGTTCATCAGTTAATCTGTTCCGGAACCGGTGTCACAGAAGCCTTCACTCTTACTGGCTGGACAACGGATATTGATCACTTTGTTCAGGTGACAGTG